CGCCGCAGCGAAATTAGTTCCGGTACCGGTGAGCGTGTTGCCGCTGCCGGCGATCGTGCCAGTGGTATAAATCATGTTTTCTCCGGGCAATAAAAAACCCGCACGCAGCGGGTTCAGGATGAAATATGGAAATGACAGGCGGGCTAAACCAGCCCGAGCGCATAGGGGTAATACTGATCGTAGATACTGCAGTCGATAAGGCCCACCCTGCCACTGATAGCCCACGGCTTAAACGCAGAGGCCTCACTGGAAGAAATAATCCGGCTGGAATAGACGACCGCTGAGGACGCCTTCCAGACGCCACCAGAAATACCCGCGCTGGAGCAGTTCATGTTCAGGTAGCCTCCGTACTGGGGGTTCGATGGATCCTGTGGAATATAAATCCCCGAAGTGATGCCGGGCGTGACTGCCATCGGGCCTGCAGACGTTGCATCCCCCGCCAGAAGCTGCATGTTCAGTGGCAGGCAGTTGCTGTGCCACACCATAGCGCCGTCCCGGTACAGGAAAAAACCGTGCGTCGGGATGTTAACCAGGTAGTTTGAGAAGATGTACATCCGGCAGCCCGTTTGCGTCATGCCACCTGTCTCTACGAACGAGAAGCCGTAATTCCCCCCTGCGTTGTACTGCGACGAATAGAACGAGGTCGGCATTCTTGCCGTGTCTCCATCCCTCGCCCTGATGAACGTCACAATCTTGTTGCTTAGCGGTATGGATGTTGCAATATTCTGGCTTCCGGGCGGAACATCAATCACACTCACCAGGCAAAACGGGGTGAAGTCAGGCGCAAGTTTGATTGTCCGGTTACCGCTGCCATCGTAGGAATAGAGTGAGAATCCGTAATAATCCGACTCCCGCCCCGTATTGGGCGAGGCGAAAACTGCCAGCCGGATCGGCGTGGCCACGTTCCACGAAACCGTATTCCCTGAAATGTTTATCTGATACGGATTAGTGGTCGGCATTACCTGCACCACCGACTCGATAATTAGCGCCGCCTGATAGGTGCATCCCACCGGGTAGCTTTTGCTACCCGTGCCGGAAATATCCAGAACATCCATAACGTAGTTAACTGCCATTGAGTTTATGGCATCAAACGAAGTCCCCTGTATAAATGTCTGCATTACAGCCTCTGCCCCATCACTGCCGCCGGGCGTCCGTACTGGTCATAAGAAACGAGCCGGTTATTGTCGAGCGTGAATCGACCCTGCCCTGCGTTAGCGCCATTGATCTGCACTGCTCCTGTCCTGAAGTTGATAGACATACCCGTCTGTGCTGGCACGAAATTAACTGAATCGATCGTCTCGGCCAGTTTGGCGCGCGTAATGGTTGCATCCCCGATCACGGTGTCGCGAATGATCACCTGCCCGTTCTGAATAACGAACGGCAGCGTCACCGTGCTGCCAGCGGTGGTGGTAACGGCGAACCGGTCAGCCAGGAAGACGATCTGCGACTGCATTCCAGACGGTGAATTCTGAACGCCGATCCCCATGCCCGCCGCGTAGTACTGCCCGTTGCTGGCAAGGCCGACCTTGATGGAGTACATCGCGTTGATATTGCCGCTGAGGTCAGCAGTAGCCTGGGCATTCTGCGTGATTGCCGCTGTCTGCCCGTTCAGGGTCACCGTCATCGAGTTGATTCTCTGCGCGGAGACTGACGAGAAGTCCGCCAGCGTTCTGGCCAGGTCCGTGACGTTAGACGTGCCGCCGCCAGCTGATGCATCAAGGGTTTTCAGCGACTCACTAACCGCCCGGCTGGCGTCAGCCATGACGTTATCCACACGCGCAATTCCCGCCTTGTTATCGCCGTACTGTACGCTCAGGCGCTGCTGCAGGTTGACGTTCGCCAGGGTGCTCTGAATCAGCGCGATCGCCGTGTTCTGTACGCCGCCGCTGGCAGTGTCCGTTTTGCCGGTGATCTCATCGAACCGTGAGGCCGTGGCGCTGTCCAGCGTCGTGACCACCTGATCCAGATCGGTAATCGCTGCGGTATTTTGCGCGACCTCCTCCGCTGCCGCGTCAGCTTTGTCCACTGCCGCATCGGCCTTATCAGACGCGGTTTTCGTGGCTGCCGTCAGCTGACTAACCGCCGTAGCCCGCGCTTCTTCCTCGGTGGCGATCGCCTCGCGCACCTCAGTGATGTCCGCTGCGTTTGCCGCCGTCGATGCCTCCAGCCGGGTGACGTCGGTAACCCGCGCCTCGGTCTCTGTAGCAATCACCTGACGCAGTTGCTCAAACTGCGCGGTGTTTGCCCCCTGCTGGGCTGACTGCCGGAACGTCACCTCAGCAATGGCCAGCGCATTCTGAATAACGCCCTCGGCGGTTTCCCGGGTTGCGCCAACGGCCGCTGCCAGCTGGTCGGCATTTTCGGCTATCGAGGCGGCCATGTCCGCAACGGTCTGGCTTGTCTCTACAGCGTTTTCAATCAGATCCTTGAAAAGCTCGGTGTCTTTAATCTGCTCCAGGATGGCATCGGTGATATCGCTGACGTCAATGCTCGCCTGCCCGCGCACCCAGTCGGTATAGCCCGACTCGTTACCGGTCTTATCCACCAGCTGTGCGCGGTACCAGAAGATCTGCCCGGCCCGCAGGCCCATCTGCTGATATTTACGCGCCGGATACGGCACGTCGGCCAGCAGCATGGCGTCATCATCGGATCCAGTAACGCTGTACTGAATTTCCGTCTTCAGCGTATCGCCGGTATTCTCAGGGAAACCCCAGTTAATCTCGATGCCAAAGACAACGTTATCCGACGCGGTGAGGCCAACCGGCTTGGGCGGGTTACCCACTTTTCCGGTTAGCGCCACCTCATCCGAGAAGCTCCAGACGCTTGAGGCGTCCATCGCATTAACGGCGCGCACGCGCACCAGGTAGCGGCCAGCGTAAATCCCCGGCACCTCAAAGCCTTGGGTGGAGGTACGCGGCACACTGACCCAGTTGCCGGAGTCTTTTCGCCACTCGGCCTCATAAGCTATCGCACCGGAAACAGAATCCCAGGCCACACGCATCGTGGTGACAGCGATCCCCTGGCTTACCTGCGAATAGCTTTCGATTGAGACGTTTTCCGGCGGCGCCTGCACGCCTGGCGGAATGACGCTGATCGGACGCTCATCGAGGCGGGCACCATGATCCACAGCGAAGTAAAGATCGGGGTTATACGTTGTGCCGGTGACCGCATAGGTGCCGTCGTTGTTGTCGGTGACGCCCGTTACGCGAAACAGCGCCATATACAGATCGTCAGCCTCGACCGCCCAGTTGCTTTCCGCTTCCGGCGTCTCGCTCCAGGGGGTGGTGACGGTGACCATGTCACCATTAACAGCCTGGACGGTGCGCGCCTGCGCAGATCCGGACGGCAGATTGACGAAGAGGCGATCGCCTGGCCTGACGTCGGCTGCACGGTCAAGCTTAACGGTGCGCCCGTTCACTGCACTGATACGCCCGCCGATAATGCGCCCGGCCAGTTCATTCGCGGCCACGCCTACAACTTTCCCTACCGGAGGCACGTCCAGACCTGTGTCGAACGTCACCACCTCGCCCGCTCCGTTCGTCAGCAGGATCCAGCGCCCGTGACGGTTTGCCTCTGACTGGCGATCACACCCGATAGCCGTCAGCTCAATCTGACGGTAGTCGTAGCGCATAGCCAGATCGTTGTCGTAAACCGGCTCAGGCGTGTCTTTGTAGTGGTTTTTGGGATCTGACCAGTTAACCAGCGCCGTGGTATAGCGCGTCGTCTCGCTGGGATCGGAGAAGGTAAATTTACCGTTGACCACGTTGGCATGGTTGTAGATATGCCAGGTGTCGTCCGGCATATCCGCCAGGACATACATGCGGTTGTCGCCCCAGTAGGTCATACCCCGGAACCGTGCCGCCAGGTCCCGCAGCACAGTCCATGCGTCCGCCCGGTCCTGGATGTACACGTTGCAGCGGTGGCGTGGTTCCATGCCCCCTCTGCCATCAGGGATCAGCTGATCGCAATACTGCGCGATGCGGTACAACTCCCAGCGATCTAGCTGCTCAGAGCCAATCCGCTGGCCGAGACCAAAGCGCTCGCTCAGGACGATATCGTAGAAAATCCAGGCCGGGTTATCGGTCCAGGCCCATTTAAACGTGCCTGTCCAGGTCCCGCTGTAGGTGCGGGTCTCCGGATCATAAGTATCGGGTACCCGGATGATCCGCCCCTTCGGGCTGCACACCACCTGTGGGATGCCATTCGGGAACTGCCGGGCATCAAATTCAACGTAAAGCAGAGCAGTATGAGGGTAGCGAAGCTTGGCATCGATGATCTCGGTAACCGCCTGCACTTTCATCGTATCGACGATGTTGATGCTCGTGGCGTCAGGAGAGACACGACGCACGCGCAGCTGCCAGCCAGTGGTGGCCTTAGGCAGGTTTATGCGATGGCTTCGCTCGTAGAGAGTCGTCGCCTTGTCGTCCACGACACCGTTAATCACCGTCTCGTATGCACCGCCATCAACAGACAGATCGATAGCGTATTCCACACGGGTGCCAACCTTGTCGCCGTTATCCTTCTGCCAGAGCAGGGTCGCCCAGCCTACGCGGACACGTACCGCTGACAGCTGCGTGTTCGAAATAGAGCGGATATACGGAACGGCGAACTTCAGCTCGTAGCCAACAGTCAATTCGTTCTCGACGCCGGGAAAGCCCTGAATGTAGGACTGGTCCTGCACGCCGGATCGGAACTCCCAGACCACACCGGGAAAGTTTTCCGAACCGTCGGCGTTCTGCAGCGGCGTATAAGAGGTTCCGTCCCCAAAAAAGATTGTCTGGCCGGTCAGCCCGCCGGCAAACTCCCCTTCGCCCAGGGCGATCAGCATCTTGGCGCGGGCTATCGACTGGGCGCTGTCCGGAGACTCAACCGGAGTATGCCCCTTTTTGCTGCCACTCTTGCTGCCTTTGATTTTCGTGGTCATATTGCGCCCATAAAAAAGCCGCCATAAGGCGGCATAAGATTGGTAACTGATCAAATATCAGGATGTTACAGTTATACATTTACGGATAAGGTATGAGTTCAAAGTGCCATTCATTAGGTATTGGCGCTATCTTTTCACGATTAACAACTAATAACTTAAGGTAAATTCAATGGCTGATAATGCTTTACTTAATTCTATGGAACAGTTGCTTTATAAAGTGGATGCCTTAAATGCAATCGTTCAACAGCTACGCATTGTCCTTACCCCTGAGCAACAGGCAGCGTTCAACAAGAACACCATTGAGACATGGCGGAAGGCTGAAGAGCTGGCATCAGATGATGCTAAAGAGACCATACAGAAAACTAAGGTCTACGCATATAAATACTCTGGGATAAAACCTGAGTAGTTTCTACTGCATCGCTTAATATGAGCCCGACCAATGAAGCATCCTTTTCTCTGGGTGCTTCATTTTCAGATTGATTCTTGGAGGAACAACCCGTTTTAATGTTTTGCAATACTGTAGATGAATTAATATTTCTTTCGACTTCTTTTCTATTATTTAACATTTTTATAGCCCTAAATAAATTTACTGTTGATCTTCTGTGTATATTCCAGCAGATATAATAGCTCCGCCAATTTCACGCTGCCCGTACAGCAGCGGTACCGGGTTCCCGGCGGCAGTGGTGTTCACCGGCCCGCCGAACGCGTAGGAGGGTTTGTTATCCGGATCCTCCCGCGAGCGCAGTCCGGCCACCTGCGGAGAAAGCATCTGAACTACACCACCGACGGCCATAGACCCGGCAGCAGCATAAAGCGCGCCCTGCGTGGCAGCAGTCCAGCCAATCGGGTTCCACCAGGCAAAGGCGGCGATAGCGGCGGCGGCCACGATCTGGAACACTCCTGCGCGCTTACTGCCGCGAATGACAGGAATAATGCGCAGCTCGTTTCCGGCGCTGCACATCCCGAACTCGTCCTCCCCGATGTTGCGACGGTTGCGGAAGATAACGAAATCAAGGCCCAGCGCCCGCGCCTGGCGCATCCAGGCTTCAAAGCCGTCAATAGTCGCGGAGAGCGCCCGGAAAACCTCCTTCGACGTGTCGAGCACGCGATAATGGGTTCGCCCGAAGCGCTGCGCCATTGAGCCACTCAGTTTGATCACGGTGCAGTTCTGCATTACATCAACTCCTGATGGCGGACAATTTTGATGGTCCGGTCGAGGTAATAGCCCCCGTACGGTACCCGCTGGCTCAGCTGTCCGTACATGTGGTGCAGAAGCATGTTGCCCTCCAGCAGTACGCCAGCATGATTTGCCACAGGTGACTGAACCTGCATGATGATCACATCACCCGGGCGCGGTGGCCCGCTGAACTCCCGGAAACCGCAGTCGTACCAGTTATCCATATACAGGTTCTCGCCCTGCTCCCACCAGTGGCGCTCCACGCTGTAATTGGGCAGCGTGATGCCATGCTCTGTACGGAAGTAATCCATCAGCAGCGTCCAGCAGTCGGCGTGCCCCAGCACGAACTGGCGACCAGTCAGCGGCCGATCGCCCCGGGGCGTGATAGTGCGGATATCCCCCTCAGGCCATGAGGCGATCACCCAGGGCACCTCGGTGGCATCACACATCAGCATGTCGAGCTCGCTGGGCTGTGTGGTTGCGCCGTCGCCCGGATGGCTGTGTACTACGGCCACAACTGTGCCCTGGTCCTCCGCTGCGGCATAATCCTCGGGGGCGATCTCGAACTGCTCACCGGGTGCGGCGGCGCGGTTCTCGCAGGGGATGTATTTTTCTACCCTGCCCTTCTGGATAACCAGCCCGCAGCACTCTAAGGGGAAAGCTGATTGAGCGTGCGCCAGAATGGCGCTGATAGTTTTACTGCGCATGGTTAACTCCTCAGAAGGGAGGCGCCCGGCATCCCCCCAAAATCCAGCTCCTCGTTTTCACCGAAGCGCGGTTTGCAGCCGGTCGAAAGCAGGCCGGAACAGACGTCCAGCGCGGGGTCATCCACCTGATTACCGTCTTTATCGAACCAGCCGTTTTGTCCGGCATAGGTGCAGCCGTTACCGGTTTTGTACCAGCCCCGCATGCACCATGTGCACAGCGGCTGGATCTGGCGCGTCGGGATCTGCTGTCCGCGCAGGTCGGCGGGACTCGACAGCTCAAACTCCACCGTTTCGTCATCGCCGCCAGATTTACGATCCACATAAAAGACCTGCTTACGCTCCTCCAGCGGGTCGGCGTCCGGGTTGCCCTGTGAAAAATTGCGTGCATCCAGGTAGTGGGCAAAGGTTTCATGGATAGTGACCTTCGCCCGGGCCATGCCCTGGAACCGGCGACACAGCGCGCCGATGGTCCCCTTGATATTTGCCACGGTCAGTTTTGGCCTGGCGCTCTGGCCGTCGCTGCTGAAGGAGAGACCTTCAAGCTGGAAAGGCCAGGCGCTGTACTCCGCTCCCTGCCACCAGAGCGATTTCGGGTCGAGAAGGTTTTCGTCCCCTCCTGCTGCGGCAAGCTCGGCCTCGGTGTGTGCGATCGTCTCGTTGTGAAAGCGCAGGATGCCCGCGCCGAACGCCGAGCCGTCCACCTCCAGCAGCCTGACCTTCTCGCCTGGCTCCAGCTTCTGTACGTCTGATGAAATGCTCATGGATGAAATGCCTGTGTGAAGGTGGTGCTGAGGGTGTAGAGACCAGCACCGTGGGTAACGATATTGATGGACTCAGATCGGTAAAGGCCTTCCGGCTCGAGAGGTGGCTTCCACTGGAATGACTTCCAGCCCGCGTGCCGCTCAAGAAAGGCCTTTATCTCCAGGATGTAAGCCTCCTTTCCGGTAAAGCTGACGCTCCACTGCGGTGTTCTGGGGTTGATACCATCGCCGGACACCTGGGTATATCCGTCCCCGAACTGCGCCTTGCGCGTCCGGAAACTGGTGTCACTTTGTGCGCCGACACGCGGGCACCAGGTAAAGGTTTCTACGGCCAAGTTAAACTCCTTTGATTGCCCGCCAGAGAGGTGTGCCGGGGCGGCTGACTTCATCGTTGACCGTGCGCAGGATCGCATCCGTCAGCTGGCGGCCAGCGGCGCTGGCAATACCCTGGCTGGCTGGTTGCTGCGTCTGGGAGTTGAAGTTGATATCGCCGATACTGACAGACAGGCCGCCGCCCTGCCCCTGCCCGGAGTCCAGCGCCCGGACACCCAGCGAGCCATCGGCGGCACGCGTCAGCGGCATGATCGCCTCCGGCCCGGCTTCACCCATCAGACCAGCGCCTTTAGCGAACGCGAACATGGTCGGGCTGTTGACGATGCTGTTACTGAACTTGCTCAGATCGGCGGATTCGTACACTCCGCCTTTGGCATTTAGCTTCACGCCTGCCGCCGCGCTGGCATAGGAACCTGAAGGCGTGCTGCCGCCCGCTGCCGCGCCAAAGCTGAAAAGCGAGCCGATGCTGCTGACAGCGTTGGCGATCGCCATATTAACCAGCACGGTCTGGATCGACTTCAACACGCTGACGCTCCAGTCCTTCCAGGAGGCCTCGTTATCGTTGAGCATATCGACAATATTGCTGGTAATGCCGGATATCGCGCTCTGCATTGCGCTGGCAGCCTGAGAGGAGTAGTTCGTGGCGTCATCAACCCAGTTAGCCAGGCCGTCGCGCGCTCCGGTTACCCAGTCGGCGTCGAGCTGGTCTATCTGCTGGTAGTAGGATTCGTAGTTGCCGAGTCGCGTAGCCAGCGCATCATTAATAGCTTCCGATTCGCGTTGATAAACGCTTTCGGTGATATCACCTGACTGGTACTGCAACTGGAGGTCTTCACGCTTTTCGATGAATTCCCGTTCGACGGCAAGGCGTTCGCGCATACGATCTCGCGTCTTGTCACCCATGCCAGCACCAACGATATCGGCATTGAGCGTAGCGGCGCTGTTGGCGTTCTCGCGCTGCAGGTTAGCCACATATTCAGCGACCTTGAGATTATCTTCGTTAGCCTTTTTAACGGCATTAAGCCGATCCACTTCTGTGGCCAGTTGCTCAAGGCGCTGGCGCTGCGTCGCGTTAAGCCCCTCCAGCTTGCCGTCGGCGATATCAAATTGCAGCTTTTGCTGCTCTGTAACCTCAGCTGTTTTTTTGCCAGTGGTGTCGATCAGAGCTATCTGACGAAGATAACTTTTCTCTGTAGCCTTGAAGGCATTTTCTGACTTTTTAGCGCCTGAATCGGCGGTGGGCTTGCCGTTAACCTCTCCTTTTGCCAACTTGAAGTCAGAGCTGAGAGCACTGCTTGTTATTGCTGGAGTGACCGGCAGGGAGGTTTGAAAATCATTTAAGCTGGCAAGGCGCTGTCTTAATTCTTTAAGTTCCCTTTGCTTACCATCAGTGTCCATACCGATGCGGTTTATCCCAGCAAGAAAACCTTGGTCACCAAGATCTGCTTCAAGATTTTTTATGCGCCTTTGGATTTCAACGCTCGAAGCGTTAGCGGCTACTTTCTGGCCGCCTTGGAAGTTTTCAACAAGCCTCCCTAACTCCGACGCAGCCTTTCCAAGCCAGCCCACCAGAGAAGCAACACCCCCCACTAGCTCAGAAATTCCCTGTAAAACAGCGGGGTCTGTAAATGTTTGCTTGAGGTCATCAAGTCCTTTTTGAAGGGGTTTTAAATCTACCTTAGCAAGACCAGAAGCAATCTCAACTTTAAGACCGCTCGCTTGAGCCTCTAGGTCTTGGAATATTTCATTAATTTTAACTAAATCATTTATTGATTTAGGATCAGGAGCAATCCCGTAATCTTTAGCTAGCTGAATGAATTGATTAAGTTTTTGATTATTATTATCAAACAAAGGGAGAAGCTTTGATAAATCGTTACCAAGACTTTCTAAAATATTTATTTTTTCGGAGTTAGTGTTTATTTTTCCTAATGCTTCACCTATAGCCATAAGCTGCTTATCGGGAGATATCTTGGATAATTTTTCTGCCGATAACCCCAATGCATTTAGTGCATCTACAGCTTCACCGGATTTATTAAGCACTGCATCGCCGATCTTGTCTCCAATATCTTTAAAAATATCACTGATATTATCGCCAGTGACTCCTGCTTTTTCAGCTGCAAATTGCCAAGCAAGCAACTCCTGTGTTGACACTCTTAATGACTTAGCCCAGCGTTCCGTTTCTGTAACTTGGTCTGAGGTGGATTTTAACAATGCTATACCCGCTGCACTGGCAGTTATGGCTGCACCAGCAGCGGCCACACCTATTGTTGCGATGGCGGTTCCTGCGGCCTTTACATCATTTTCTACCTGGCGACGCCATTTTGCAGATGATCTTTCAGCCTTATCCATTCCAGAGACAAAACCACCAACTTTAGCGATAAGGTCGATAGTTAACGTTCCTAGTGATTTACTAGCCATTTACTCATCTCCAGAAATAAAAAAACCCGCCGAAGCGGGTTTGTATACTTGATCTTTTGACTGATTATTTTTGTTTCCCAGCGGGATAACCTTCTAGATCAAACTTGAATTGTCTTGAACCGGCTTGATAAAAACTGGCCTCGATGATCAATTTTTTATGACTTTGTAAATTTTTTATAAATGAGGATGAATTATCAAAAAATATCACATCGGAACTACCGTCACCAGATTCAGTCATGGAATATTGCATTATCTTACCATTATCGAATTTAGCCGAAACCTTACATTCGCTATAAGAATTACAAATGAATTGCCCTTTACTAATCACAAGCAAGGCTTCAGTTGGTTTAAGGTCTTCAGGTTTTTGGCCATCTTTAAGTTCGGTATTCTTAGACCGGAGAATGATTGATAATTTAGAGCCCCCATTATAAGGAAAGTCGAACTCAACAGAATTATCAGATTCGGTTTGTAAAAACTTTCTTGCGGTGCCTCGCATTTCATAGTTTTTATATCTTGTCACCCATTCAGCGGAGATAGCTGATGAAGTAACTGAGAGAAGGGTGGCCATTATGACTAATTTAAATAGATTCATTTTTCTGCCTCCTGCTTGATGATAACCTCGCGGGGTTTTAATTGTTGTATCGCTCGACAGATACAATAGGGAATAACCGCCCATGCAATCCCCATCGCTGCCCCAGCAGCCTGCTGAGGAGCCCCGTTAGCACCCCAAACTAAGATTACACCCTGAAGAAAACCGATGATGGAACAAACAATTGATACCTTCCACATAAAACATCTCTTAAATGACGTAATTTGAGAACAATCCTAAATAATTTTTTCAGCTATGTGAAGAATAAATTATCAATTTTATTTGGCGTTTTACACCCAAGACTTTATAGCCTCCTCAAGAGACAGGGGTGCTTCGGGTATGTGTGGAGCAAAATCACTGATACGAAATGCCGGGGCGTCCTTGCCTTTGTTGACGTTTGCCAGAACGGAGGAGATCAGCGCAGCGCCCCACTCCGTCCGCATCATCGGGTTCAGGCTGCCGTATCGTTCCCTGTACTTTGCCCAGAGCTGCGACTCTTTGAAGCTGATCGCTTCCCGCGCTTCGGCGATTGTACGCCCGCCGATGCCGTTGAGGACGAGCTCGCACCAGAACTCGTCTTCGGCGCTGAGCTGGTACTCTTTCCCAGATCGTTAACCTCCTGGATAGCGAGCAGCAGAGCGATAGTCAGCTGGCCATCCAGCGCACCGCGCTCCGGATCAGCTTCGCCGGTAATGTCCGCCGGGGAAAATACCGGATGCCCGGCTTCGTCGCAGATGGAGGCAGCAATACGCCCGGCCACGCCATCCACCCGGCCATTTGCCGCCATAACGTCGGTCATCGCCGAGTGGTAGCCCATAGGGCGGATATAGACGGTCGCGGTGATTTCTTTATCGCCCTGCTTCCAGGTGATTTCCTTCTCTACCGGGCGGCCGGTGAATGCTCCGGCCTGCTTCAGTGAATCCAGTGTCAGTTTCATGCTTTAGGCGCTCGCTTTTGGTACCCAGACGGCAGAGCCGGAACGCTGGATAGAGGCGGAAGTGGAAACAACCGTATTGGCTGCAAAATCAAACGGGAAGTCGCTTACGTAGCCTTTGAAAACAAACCAGGTGCGGCTGTCAGGCAGTGCCAGTCCGTCAACCGCCCCGCTCGTGCCACTGGCTGCTGCCGTCGGTGCGGCTTCACCATCAGACCAGCCAATTGCAAAGGTCAGATCCTGATCAGCCTCATCATCGGAAATCGACAGGTTGTAGAGCATGATATGGCTGGCATTTTTAGGATCAGCATTCAGCGTTAGGGATGCTGCGCCCGGGGTACGAAGCCCGCGTTTGTAAGTGCGATCGTTCTTTTCAGAGAGGCAGGTATCCTCAATCTGGTCAGCAGGGTTACTGCCTGGTGAAAACGCTGTAATACATTCCACTTCACTCACTGCGCCATTGGCGAGCAAATAGAGCTGCGTGCCTTGAGTTAATACAGACATGGGTTATCTCCGGTCATAAAAAAACCGGCTCAGGGCCGGTGAGAGGGTTATCGCTTCACTATCCAGTCAACGTCGAACGAATAGCGATAGCGTCTGGTTTCGGGGTCTTTTTCCTGCCCGCCCCAGCGCGTGATATACGCGTGTGGCTCGATAGCGTCGCGTAGCGCGGCGGCAACAGCGATTACCTCGTCCACGGTGTCAGCATATGCATCAACCTGCAGGGTGAACGAATCGACATCGGGCCGTTGCGCGAGATAGTTCTCCGGAGAGCCGGTGACGTTCTGCCACACCACGTAGGGATAGACCAAGTTGTCATCCTGCTGGCCGAACGGATAGAGGCGCAGCGTGTCGCCGCCCAGCAGCGCAACCACCGGCGGGCTGGCGGCGCAAACGCTAAAGATCGGCGCAATCATGGAGGCACTCCCTTTTTCGCCGCGCGCTTGATGGCGCGGTCAATAGCTTTTTCGTATTCAGTGGCAAAGACATTCACTACTTCACCGACGCTGCTTTCAGCCGCCGGGCGCATGAACGGCTGCGCCCGCACATTCTCGGTACCGAACTCAATCAGTCGCCAGTGCGGCGTCGGCGCATTCTCACCGAGATCAGGATGTTTTTTCAGGACGGCACCGTGAAGAACGCCGATCCGAAAACCCAGATTGCCGGTGGTTTTGAACACACGCCCGTTCCAGCGCATCGCCACGTTTGCGGCAATGCTGCGCCCGGTTGCCGGATCATCAATGCGGCTGGCATTCTCCTTCGCCTTATCGACAATCACATTACCGGCGCGCCGGAGCGCAGCCCGACCACCGCGACGCCGCAGATCGTCACTGACCGATGACAGCTTACCGAGCAACGCCTCAACGCCAATAATGCTGAAATCAACGCCGTCAGCCATCGTTAACCCCTCTTGAGCAGGGTAGCGTCAGATATTCCCGGCCGCTTTTATCATCTTCCAGAACGCCCTGAATATCGTAAACGCGGCCACGGTAAAGAATGCGGTGCTTATCCGTGACATCATCACGCCAGCGAATAGTGATCCGTGTGGTTACCTCGCTTTGTCCCGCCTGCGCGGCGACAAAATCGCGCGCAGACAGATCCGTAACGTTAGCCCACAGCTCGGCCTGGTCAGCCCATCCGTTAACCACCGCGCCGGTAACCGGACTCTGCGTTTTAACAGGCCTCTGAAGCGTGATTCGTTTATTAAGCTTCCCCGCCTGCATGATCACCCCCTGGGCCTGGTGCTGAGGTAGGTCGGATGCGGTGAGTCAATCGTTGTCGTTTCGATGCCATCCTGGTAAAGCAAACCGACCAGCGCTTCATTTGATTCCGCCAGGCGGTTTATCGCTGCGGTCTGTGCTGCCAGCGCTGCCAGCAGCTGGTTTACCTGTTGCTCGCTCATACGCGATCCTCATCCAGTTTTTTAGCCACTCGCGCCGGGCGGCGCATCCGGAGCAGGCCATCAGTGCCACCGCCGGTGCTGTAGAAGCAATGCCTCAACGCCCAGCGGCGTTTCCGCCAGATTCTGCGACGCGCCTTCGCGGTTCGCATACCAGTGGCCAATCAGCAAAAGCATTGCCGCCCAGATGCCGGAAGTAAAAAGAACCTCACGGGGAGGCTCTTTCTCTTCTGCCGGCGGCGTCAGTACCTCCACCAGCGCACCGTCGCAGAAATGCTCAACATAATCGACGGCGGCCGATGCGTATGCGCCGATAAGCGTATCTTCAGCGTCGCTATCAACCCTGAGATGCGTCTTTATTTGCGCCATCTGCTCCGCGCTTATTTCCACCTTTACCCCCGGCTTTCGGTTTTTCGGGATCTGGCGATTCTGCCTTTTCAGGCTCAACCTCTTCGGCCAGAAGCATTTCTACCAGCGCTTCGCCAGTCTCCTTTTTCACGATGCGGGTTTCGCCCTGTGAAACAGTGCCGAGGTGGTAGTGCGAGAACATACGGAGAGCTTTAATTTTCATGCGGTAAACGCGGCCATTGCTGACCGCGCCCTCGTGTTATGCACCAGAAGAAACGGTCATGCTGCCGGTAACGATCGCCGCCGGGCGGTAATGGGCCAGCGCCAGGCGTTCTTCGCAAAGAATGGTCAGCATGTTTTTAACAAAGTTATCGCGATCCTGGTTGCTGATCTCGATGGTTGCGTCCATGCGATCCCAGACCTGCGATGCCAGCCCGAATGCGCCAACGGTGAACGAGCCAGCAGCCTGCGCCGTAGTGGAAACCACCGGCAGCCCCCACAGCACTTTCGAGGCGAACGCCTGCGGGCCACCAAGGATATAGTTGCCGTTGGCATCCTTCAGCAGCGCAATGCGGTGCCAGTCGCGCGGGTTCAGGATAATGCCGTCAGCTTCGAACTCGCTCAGTGACACCTGGTAGATAGCGTGGGCGAGGATATCCGCGCCGTTGTCACCATCCGCGTTCAGTTCAGTCTCGTAGTCGGTGCCCACAGTGTTGAGGCCCAGCAAGTTATCGCCGGTACCGTCACCGTTGAGCATCTGGTTTTCTTCCACCAGCGCCAGACCGTACATCATGCGGGAGTTGATGTAGGACTGAAGCGCTGGCGCATCGTCCATGATCTGGCGGGATGCCTGCATCCAGTGCGCGATGGTTTTCACGTTCGCCATTTCTTTGGTGAAAGTGAGGTTGCTTTCCGGCTTCAGCGCACCTTCAGCCACCGGGGCCGCGGCGTTGGTGAAGATGTTTTCACGAACGTATTCCAGGGCGTTACTGGTGATGCGTCCCTGCGCCAGCAGATCGCGGACAGTCAGGCGGCGCAAGCCCGGCGTCAGAATGCCCGGCACCTGTTGTGGCTGCACGAGCGCACCGGCAGAGGCAGCACCCGAGCCGAGCGCCTTGTCAAAGCTGGTAACTTTCGTTTTGGCACGATCACCGTTCCAGTTTTTGATGAGGTCTTCTGACACACGTTCAGAGAAAGACTTCTTCGCGGTCTGGTCAGGTGTGTTACCTGCGAGTTTTTGCTCAAGATCGAAGAAACGCTCGCCGAGCGTTTTCAATTCGCCCTGCGCTTTGTTCAGGTTTTCCTGAAGCTCTTTATTGATCTGCCCGTTCTCCTGAATGGACTTACGCTGCTCTTCGATCAGGTCTTTCACTTCCTGCTGTGACTTCTCGATCGCTTTTTCCAGTACAGATAATTCAGACATGTGGTGCTCCGTTACTTGTTCCGCAGGTTAGCGGCAAATGAGGTAATGCGCTGTGCAAGCGCGTCAATGTCGCCGCCGCCGAACTCGCTTCGGCCTGCGGACTTCACGCGGGCGATAAACGCCTGCGCTTCAGCGCGCGTAAGGCCGACTGAATCCCTCAGCCAGGCCTCCGCGTCACGAATTGTTTTGATGCCGTCGATACTTTTCATGGCGGTCACGCCCGCCAGCTCGTTGGCCGGGAACGTGCAGACGCTGATTTCCCGCAGGTAAGAGATGTTTTTGAAAATGAGGCCGGTGGTACCGACGCTGTAATCGTCGGGGCCGACAGAGAAACCCACCGACATGCCTTCAACAGTGCCGTGCTGCATGGCGGCCTTTAGATCTTCAGAGATACTCAGGCCGGGCGTGAGCTGACCGCGCACAAACAGCCCCTTCTCGTCTTCATGCATGGCATCCCACTTGCCGACCGGGATAGCGCGAGTCTGGTGGTTAAAGAACATCGCCACCTTGCGGCTCTGGTTAGCGACCACGCCAGCGAACGCGCCAGGTAAAATGATGTCGCCATCCGAGTCGGTGTTGTTAAATACCGAGGCGTAACCTTCAAACGTTCCCTTGCTGCCGTCGCCGGTAAACTTAATTTCGGTCTGGTCGAACGCCAGCGTCTTGTGAATATCAGGCATCATGGCCCCCATAAAAATTAAGCCCCGTCAGTACGGGGCTCTTTGTTTGTTCCGAGATCGGTAATGGGTACGTTCTGCGACTGCCGCGTCGCCACATCACCGCCAGGCAATGGCGGAAGGTTATCCAGTCGCCGCACCTCGTTAACGGTCCGGATCCCGGTGTTGACCATCGTTTGCATGAAGGTGGCGCGGCTCGCTGAATCACCGCGAAGCAGTCCATCCAGGTTATGCTCGGCGTGCAGCCTACCCTGATCTGACTCTTTGACCAGCCAGCGCTCGATGCTGTATTCCCAGCGATCAAGATAGGGTTTCAGGGTGTACTGGAGAAAACCGAGGTTCTGCTGCTCAATACCGCTGCCCCATGATGTTGTTTTTTCAACATCACCCACCAGGTGCGGAGGAACACCGTAAAACCGCGCCAGTTCTGCCACCTGAAACTTGCGGGCCTCAAGCATCTGCGCGTCCTGCGGTGAGATGCCAATAGGCTGCGTGGTGAATCCGCTTTCAAGTATCCAGAGGCGTTTTCTCACCGGGCCGCCGGCAATCTCCTTAAAGTTTTCCTCCAGCTGCCCGCGCTGCTCTTTAGTCAGTACCTTGCCGTCAGTCATCAGGATTTGCGGCGACTTCGCGCCGTTGGCGAAGAACTCCCGCTGGTTATCTTCCATAGCGATCGCCACACCAGCAGATTTGGCGCTGAACGCCAGCGGCGACAAGCCGACCAGCCCGTTAAAGCCGAAGCCCTTCAGGTGGAATATTTCTTTAGGCTTAAAGTCCACATACTCACTGTCGCGCCGGTACCGGTAGATGACATTCCTGCCATCGAGCCGGACATCCATGTTCGCGCTCAGCAGTGGCAGCATGCTGATGACGTCGCCGACGCTGTTTCGCTCCAGGTGCGCGTAGGCGTTGCCGTAGGCGCAGAGCTGCATTGTCATCGCCTCGCGAAACTCCAGCGCGGTCATGAAGTTGTTGGGCCGGAAGCGGAGCAGCTTCGCCAGTGGGTTCTGGTTGCCGACTTTCTTTCGCTGATCATCGACAGTTTCAAAAACATCCAGCGGTAAAGAGGCTGTGACGGTGGAGATGAGCCTGATGCAGGCCCATACGGTGCTGATCGACAAGTTGCGCTCATCGCTCACCACCGATTCCCCGACAGTGCCGTGAGCTGATGTGCCCGCCATCTGCGAGCCGTTGTCCGGTGTTACCAGGCGGCCACCGGTAAGAATAGAGGCCATGCGCGCCCAGAATGGCGAACGTGTCCGCAGGTCAATGCTGTAGTCGGTATCTGCCATGCTAGATGCTCAAAAAGTTGAAGATAAAATCGTTGACGTCGCCCTGGTCCTCCACCTCATCGCTCGTCTGCGCACCGACACACATGGCCAGTGCAACCATGCCGTCGATACGCCCGCTGGATTTACCTTTTACAAACTTGCGGTTTCCGGCGGGATCGGTAATGACCGTGGCGTTCTTGGCGCACATTTCGAGGATGGGATGGTTGCCGTGCTTCAGTTGCCCGCCCAGCAGCCTGGCTTCCAGCTCCCTGAGTGCCGGGGACATTGAGACAAAGCCCTGGCCGAACTCAACGAACCGCTCAAGCTCTGCCTCAGTAAACCCGGCATCAATCAGATGCGGGCGAAGAAAACGCATGTTGTAGCGGTCAAACGCCAGCGCCCGGACATTGCAGGTGTCAAAAACATGCCGCAACTCGCGAGCGATAAAGGCGTATTCAATGGCCTTGCCCGGCGTCGTGTTAAGAAATCCCTGCTTCGCCCAGATGTCATACGGCACGCGATCGTTGCGCGCCTTGTCGGCCAGCCCCTCTTCAGGCAGCCAGAACTTACAATGCACATCACCCTGCGTTGTATTGAGAACCAGCGCGGTCAAATCCGACACGCTGGAAAGGTCGAGGCCGCCCCACACGGTTTTACCGGTGAGATCGTCAGGCTCTTCCTTGTTCATGTGCCAGACGGTCTGGCTGACGAACGGGCTTTTTGCCTCCACCCTGCGGTTAAGCACAAGGTTCTCAAACTCAGCCTGCCGCGACGGCAGGCGTTTGGCGCTGGCGGCCATGTCCAGCACTTCTTTCTGGTTCATGAACACATCGAAGGCGGGGTTTGCCAGCCTGATGGCTTCAACCGAGAAAGGATCGATATCTTCCGGCGCGGTCTGGAGCCTGACAACCGTTCTCGGGTCAGCACCGGTCAGGCCATCATCAATCAGCAGACTGAGCAGGTCGCTCGCGTCAGGGGCCTGGGTACTGATGATCACCGAAATGGGGTTGTCCTGGGCGGCGGTCGCGGTCTCCAGCGCCTCATAGAGCGGGTCTCGAGGTCCGCGTACCTGCCCCAGTTCATCGTGTGCAACAAATCGCGGCGAGAAACCGTAGGCCGTTGTGGCCTCAGCGCTCAGCGCGCGGTAATAAGAACCCAGTTCAGGGCAGTGAATCTCTTTCGCTGAATCCTTGATCGCGACATACTGCATGAGCACCGGGTTCATGCGGCACATCTTTGACGCCAGATTAAACAGGATGGCAGCCTGATCGCGGGACCGCGCCGCCGAATACAGCTGCGAGTTAGGTGCAGCCTCCGGCCCTACGAGGTAGAGCAACATCAGCATGGCAGTTTCAACGGTTTTAGCGTTCTTACGCCCGCGACTGATGATTGCCCGGCGCGTGCCGTGCGGATTGTCGAAGATGGCCCTGAAATCGTCCTTCATGAACTCAGCCATTTTCAGGGGCTGTCCGACGAACTTACCTTCAGGGATGACAATGTTTCTTTCGCACCAGAGGATGTTCCTCTCGGCCCTTGTCAGAGGTTTTTTAGCCATCAAAGAGCCTTATTCAATTTCCCAGGGCTTTTTCGCCCGCGCCAGACTGTTGTTGCCACGGCCAACCGTTTTGGGATCAGTAGTAGCCTGGCGGGTGATTCGAAGGCGGGTCGCCAGAGAGGATGCAGAGCGCACTTCGCGTTCGCGCATCGTGAGCAGTTTGTCGTACCGCTTCAGCCCGTCATCCCGCGCCAGCCACTCGAGCTCGAACTCTTCAATCTGGGTAGTGAGCAGCCGGGCCTGCACCACATGCCGACAGTACATCTCCAGCATGTCCCGGTGTGTTTCGGTGAATGAGCTGGCCGGGTTGTCATTAACCAGCCGGACCCACACGTTGATCTCCGGATCGCTAAGGTGAATGGACGGCTGCAGCCTGCTTTCAGCCAGTGCCGGCAGCGAGACAGCAGACGTCGCAGCCAGAGACTTTCTGCCTCGCTGTGCCATCGCTTTTTCCTTTTTTTCTGGACGTTTTTAAAAATAAAACTGAGAGCGCGGTCTTTGTCGGCCAGGCGTCAGAGTTTCACCCTCCCCCCCTGCCCTCGCTCCCTTCAAATGTGAATGAATCTCATTTTTCGATGATCCGCAGGTTTTGAGGGTCGGGGCTGACTGGCGCCAATCGCTTCCCGACGCCGAGAGGGATGGTCAGGTTGACCACTGGCAGCGTCTTGCCCGCCTCGTGGTCGAGACTGATCGCGGTGACTGACATGAAGCAGATGCCATCGATGCTCAGTTCAACTAGCTTACCGTCCCGATATTCAATCTTCAGGTCCTGCATTGCATGCTCCTGTTACCAGATAACCCGGCCCTCTTCATCGAACTCGGTCACTGTTCCGCCGTTCTCCATTCGCTGCTTAACAGAGTCGTGGCAGCGCTTGCAGAGGGACTGGAGGTTGTCGGGATCGTGGAAGAGAGCTTCATCACCTTTGTGCGGCTTGATGTGGTCCACAACAGCAGCCGACACCACCTGATTACGCTTCAGATGGAACTCACACAGCGGCTGCTTTTGCAGCTGGTGGTAGCGGAGGCGGTACCAGCGCTTAGTGTTGTAGAGATTGTGCCAGGGGGAGTTTGATGCCATACACTGAACCCTCAGGGACGATACAGCAGGCCGCCGGGCTTCAGCGCGTTGCGAATAGCATCGGTTGCGGTCTGTTCAATCGCCTGCTGCATGGTGACAAGTGCCGAGGCCTGAGCATCCTGCGACGCCTGCAGCGCCTTGAACACATCGCTCTCGCGCATGGCGTCAATGACAGCTTCACGCATCTCGTCAGAGAGGCGGGTCTTACACTCAGCGGCATGGATGCGTGCATTGTTCATTGCTTGTGCGTTTTCGATTATGCTCCGCGCCATGGCAGTAAGAGCAAACCGATCAGCCTTAAAAGCAACCTGCTCTTTGCCATCCTCGACAGCAACACCCATGCCAGCAGCGGAACGGCGGCCATTTTCAATGAACCCACCCACGAAACACACAGGCAGGCTATCCCATGACTTTGGCATTCCGTCCTCGTCTACGCTCAGCGCCACCAGCTTATAGCCGTCCGGCATCAGGATGCGCCGGGTGTGATGCGTTGGCATATCTGTATAACCACAAGTCAGAACGCTTCCTACCAAAAATCCATCAAAGACTGATCCCTGTTCGCACCAGTCAGGATGAACCGCATAAAGATGAACGCGGCATTTGGCACCGCGCTTAACCACGTTTCCATAATCATCACGGCTCACAGTTCCGATCGCCGGCAGCGTCACGGAAACTTCAGCGACTTGATACGTATTACTCATGGTGGTTTCCTTTTAGATGTGAGCCTGTCGCACGGGACAGCCGCCCGAGAGAAGCGGATCCCCAGGCTCACGGCTGAAAGACTCTCTTTAGTGCGCGTGCGAGGCGCATAAAAAAAAGCCACCAGCGGAGGCCGGTGGCTTCGGTATGTGATGGCAATAAAAACCGCTAGTGGCAGTTATTCTTTGATAATGAAATTTAACACACTCTTATCTGGGCGAATATAAAACACATCTCCAGTGCCAAGAGTTATTTCAATTCTGAGTTTTTGAGCTTTGCCACCGGTCTGTTTATTCCATTTTTTTAAATCTGATAACCACTCACCTTCTTTATCATTTAAGAAAAAGAAGGCGGCACTATCACCATGCTCGATTTTTTTGGGTATAGAATCACCAGGTTTGCTCTCGTGGTACAGAATCCTCGTATCTTTACTGAATTTCCATATTAAAGAATTAATTTTAATCGGATTCATACCGATATTATTTATAGTCACCCCAACCCCATAAAGCGGCTTATCATATGGTGGGGGGCTGGCTATTATCATAGTAACCTGGCCTCTTATTCTTGGAATAGGTCTTCTGAGAGCGACCAGAACGGCCGCAAAGGTAGCAGCGCCTGCAAACCAAGTTCCATACATAGACAGTTTTGCCCAATATGCAGAGTCCCGGGCTGCTACTAAAGCTTCATAAGAAAAATAATCAGAATTCATAATCACCCCGCTTAAGTTGAGTTGATTATATCTAAAAGCATTATCACAGGCACTCAGTGAATGCCTGCTGTAATGCCTTAGCAGTCGTCGTCGGGCTTCGCTACAGAACGACAGGCAAACATGCATGCTTTCTGCATTTCTGTTTTAGCCATGGCGACCCAGCGCGGATCAGCGCCAGTCTCTTTTGCGGTATCCAGCAGATTGAGGAAATGGCGGCTTACATCTTTAAGACTGTTCATCACCTGAATATCGCCAGTGGTTAGTGTGCGGTAGCCCTTAACGGTGCTGCCGTCCTGCGGTTTTGCTTCGCTCATTGATTTACCTGTGGGTTGATGGGCCGGTGTCGCAGCGCTTCACAGCGTGGCTAACCGTGTTGTGCAGAGTGGAGAACATCATCAGGCGCTCTGCTTGAAAGCGCCTTGTGATGCTTACTGATGCGCTGCCTTGGCAATCGCTGTACATGCTTCTCGATTACTTTCCGTCATGCCATTTACGGCACAATAAGCAGCAACCGGATTAGCCCCAGCCTTTACCATGCGCTCCAGCGTTGCGTTGCTATTAAAGCTGCATGCACTGATGCCAATCACAACAGCAAGCAGGAAGGCAAACAGCCCGCCAAAAAATACATTTTCAATTTCCATTAACTCACTAGCCTCTCAATTGGTATGTAAAGCTCGGTTATTTCAGGCACTGCGTTTTGATGTAATCCTGCAGTACCCTCAGGGCTGACTGGTCTTGCTTGATTCCGGATCGGATACCGAGAACGTTTCGTCCAGCAACGTCAGAGAGTTCGATGGTGGCATCATTGCCCACGCCGGTGGCGCGGGTCTCGGTTGTGGCTTGCACTGGACACTTGCCTTTGACGAGCACGCGACCACCATTATCAAGCTTGCGCTGCAGAGCAGCATTTTCAGCATTCGCATCTGCGAGTTCCTTCGTGTATTTGGCGTCGAGCGCGGCCACGTCACGCTGGCGCACCTGCATGTCGGTAATGGTGTCGTTCGCCAGATTCAGCGCGCTGGTGGCTTTGTCGCGCTGCTCTTTGTAGGCAATGGCGTTATCCCGGTAGTGGTTAACCGCTATCGACAGAAACACACACAGCAGGAGCAGCACGCCACCCGCGGCCAGCGATATGCGGTTCATGCCAGCAGCGCCTTGCGCGCCCGGCTGAATCGCTCGTTGCGGTCAGCCAGTCCGTTTTTACCGCCGTTGATGATCAGCGTGACTCGCTCGACGTCGCCCCGATAACGCTGGCAACCATTCGACACGAAGAACCAGGCCGCCGAACGCGCCGCGTGAACATCTTCCGCCAGCAGCTCGGGGGCCGTTACCAGATCGAGTTTTAGCGCCGTGCCGCAGCTGCGGTAATTTTCCAGCCCGGTGATCTGAATCAGGCCGCGCCCGCGATACTTCCACCCATCCTGCGGGCCTTTGTTGCCCAGACGTTTGCTGTAGACCAGATTAGCGATCGCGCGCTGACGCTCCGGCGGCAAAGCTTTTTCATCCGGACGGCGACCCAGCATGCTCGCCTGGTCCCGCGTGATGCGTCCGGCGCGGATAAAGTCTGCCAGACCCGCCACGCTGTAGTTAAAGTTCTCCACCAGCGCGGTAAAGCCGTTAGATTCGTGGCCCACCTGAGCGATAAACATCGCCTGAACGACAGGATCAGTAATGCCGAACTCGCGCATCGCCGCATCGATGTGCGGGAACCAGCGCGCAGCTAATCCGGCGCTGATGTCAGCCGCCCTCTGAAATTGTTTTAGGTTCATTCTGGCCTCAGGACATAGAACAGCCGCGCCACATTACCCCGTGCCCGGAACACGGCGGCGCAGATGATCAGGTTCATGGTGACGGATGCCCAGTGGGCGTGCAGGTAGTAATCGAACATGAATCGGAACGGTACTGAGGCATACGCCAGGATAATCAGGTATGCCAGCCATGACGCCCACCAGTTATGTCGCCCGCCCGGTTTGCGGAAAGTCATCAGGCGCAACACTATCGCAGTACACGTCACCACGTTGGTCAGCACCAGCGGATCACTTGTTACCATTGGCTCCTCCTCTCCACCTCTGCAGGAGTGTCAGCGGATCCTGTTCACTGAGGAATGTCAGCGTCTTGATTGCCAGAGCAGAAAGAACCACAGCGCCCAGGGCGTCTAACGGTTTTTCGGTGTAGCGGGTCACGCTTGCCAGCAGGGAACCTGCCATCCCGGATCCGTATACCCCGGCAAAATAGGAAACGATGAAATATGCAGAGCGGCGGAAAATAGTCAGGTCTGCTGCGGTGGCTACGTAGAAAACGGCACCAGCGAACGCGCCGAACACGACACCGTAATCGGTGCCCGTCAGCAGTCCATAAACGCTGGCACCAGTTAAAGCGCTGCCAGCGATAACAGACCCGGATACAGGTTCGGACATTTAGCCCCCTCGCTATTACTGTGAGTCCTCTCATACGAGGGGAATAAAAAAGGCCCGCCGAAGCGAGCCTGAAAATTTAGTTATTGCGGGCACAAAAAACCCGCTCGGCGGCGGGTTTGTGGTCGATGAACACACAATGCCCATCGTTAATGTCAAATTTACACAAAAACGGCAAGATTGCAAGCATCATGCCGCTAAAGTTTGCGATTTATATCAGATTTGGTGAATCAGTAACCCGCTTTAACTGTGTATCGCTGTAGCTCTCTTCCTGGAAGCACTTTGTTACCAGGCTTTCATAGAACGGCTTCCAGTTGTAGCGCCAGGTGCGCTCCGGCAGAGCTGGCAGCTGCGCCAGTACGCCACGATAAGCTACCGAGGATTTAGGCCTGCTGTACCCCCTGCCCTCGCAGCGCTTGCACTCCTGATAAACCGGCACGCCCTGAAAATCAGTGGCTTTCCGGTCGATGGTCTTGCCGGTACCGCCGCACTGGCAGCGCTGGCTTATCTTCCCGTGACCTTTGCACTTAGTGCACAGCTGGTGCTCCACGTTCTTCACCTCCCGCTTAACCTCGAAATCAGACGGGGACTGACCCATATCCTTAGCCCACTGCGGCAGGCGCATCGAGTAGTGACTTTTCACCAGCACGCCGCTCTTTTCGATGAGCCCCTTCCCGGCGCATTTCGGGCAGTCGTAGGAATCTGCAGCTGATGAGGCGTAGTCGTTATAAGCAAACGTCGCGATGATCCGCATGCAGAGCGGGAATTTCTTGCCAGCGGCCCGGCGCAGCGCCAGCGGCGCTTTCTCTTTGGCGTGCTCGGCGAGCCATGCAATAGCGGCCTCTTTATCTTGGGCGCTGATGCGCGCCTTACCCAGGAACATAGCCAGCCCGATCCCCGCCTCCGCCTGAGTCATGCCCAGAGCCGCCATGATGTCGGTACCGGTTAACTGCTCGCTTGCCGTGGCGCGCGGGCTGTCGGAGATGTGCATCCCTTTCGGGGCAAAAAATTTGATGATTCCGTCTAAATTCATGGTGGTCTCCACTCCACTAATCACGCGAGAGCGCCGATCGCCAGCGCGCGGTCTAATGTCTTCAGCAGCAGCTCTGGCTGCGTGCCATATTTTTCTTCAAATGCCTGCATGTCAGCGTGCAACTCGTCGTGATGCGCTCTGCACAGCGGTATCACAAACAGGTCGTGCGCCTTGGTTCCCATACCGCCCTGGCCGTAGCCGATCAGGTGATGGGGATCGTCAGCCTGCTGACCGCAGCATGCGCACGGCTGCTGCTTAACCCAGCGGGTGTACTTCTCACACTCCCAGCGGCGGCGCTTCGGGCGCAGCATGAAAGACTCCGGCGATTCAGGGTCCACCTTAAGCGCCAGCACCTGCTTTGCCTTCTCCTGCACGATCTCCGTTGCGGCGGGCATGTGACGCAGCTCGCTTTCACGGTATACCGACTTGATAGGCTCATCCGGCAGGCGCAGGGCATGGCGGGCCAGATTCTCGGGAATTGCATCGGACAGGTCGTTACGTGCCAGCCACCAGCACAACTCCGGGATCGTCAGCTGGTGGTCGGCACCAAACTTAAAATCTCCCCGGATAAACCAGATAAGCCACTCGGCAACGTTCGCCCGCGCCATGCCGCCGAGCGTTTTGTTGTGCTGGTCGCGCAGCCGGTTGTCGCAGTGCCAGCAAAGACGAATAGCGCCCGGCTCATGCCGTAGTGTCGTCAGGTTATCGGAATGCCATTCGCTATGCGGCCACTGGCAGCCAGTAGAACGCATCAGCCAGCCCTCCAGAGCCTGAATGCCACCAGCGCGGCGGATCACCCGCTCGTTTTCGAATACCGGTACCAGTAGCGGATCCTCTGCCAGCGGCTGCGCGGCGGGCGGGATTTCTCCGGTCGGCAAGCTGGCCAGTCGCTCCGGCTCGTTCTCCAGCAGAATGCGGCCCTGGCCGAACATAGCCATAAGTTGCGATCCCGGGCGGAACACAACCTGCCCCAGCTCGCGCACCACTACAGGATTGAGTAGTGCCCTCATGCTGCCCGCCCCGCGGCCAGATGCGCCGCCCACAGACCGCCAACCCACTGCACGCCTTTGGCGGTGAAGCGGGCCTGGCTGAATGCATGGTTAGAGATGGCGGCTGTGCCGGTCTTAACCTCGAACCGCCCCGCCTCTGTGTGCTGGTGGTACGGGGTCAGCACGCCGCCCAGCCGGTACATGATGTTGCTCTCCAGCAGGAACAGACGGAACTCCGGTTCTTTCGCTTTCAGCAGTTTCGCCACCTGGCGGAACGACATTGAGCCGCTGGCGGTACAGTAGCGATCGACAAATTCAATCTTCGGTGCGGCGGCGGCCAGCTCATCGGCCAGGCGCTGCTTTTGCTCTGCCAGATCTGCAGCCAGACGCAGCGCCTCGGGAAGTGATTGCGGCACGCTGACCTGCTGGCCGTTCTCCAGCTCCTGCCAGCGGTCAACCACGGCGGCGGTAAATTCCGGAGACAGCCGGGCTACCACCACCAGCGAGTCACGTTTGTTGAACCGGTACTCCTGATAAACGTTGCCATTATGCTCAAAATCGAACTGCGCCAATGGCGCGGTTAAAACTCCGCCAGCAACGAGGCGCTCAGCAGAGCGTTTAACGTCACTGTGTTTGCTCTGTACCAGCTCCGCAATTTCCCGGCTGGACATTGTCACTGCGCTATCCACGATTAACTGATTCATGCGTTTCTCCACTTATTCAGGCGGCTGCAACCGCCGGTTCGTATTTACTGATCGTGATCTCTACTCTTCCCTTCTTCGTCACTGGCCCCCACTCCACCAGCATCCGTTTAACCTGGCTGTCGTCCTCCCACACTCCAGCGTGCGTAAGCGCGTCAAATAGCGCCTTGTTGTAGTTGTCGATATCCCGGCGGCGGGCGTCCGGCGGGAACAGGATGATCTCCACCGCTGCTGGGGCACTGGTCGGCTTCGGCAGGCGGCGCAGCTGCTCGACGATCGCAGCACAGGCAGCGCTCTGATAAGCACGCCCTTTGGCGCTGATAAGATGGCGACCTGCCAGCGGCCCCTTGTTCGGGGCGCGCCAGTAGGTGTTAACGCTCGGCGGGAACGGCAGTACCAGTTTCATTCGTCCTCCAGCACCAGGTGCATTTCGAATGGGTGATTAGCACCGGCATAGCAGAGCGATCCGAAATGGCTCATAACCGACCAGAGCTGCATAGTCACCATGCCGTTTACGTCAGCAGCAGGCGGAGTGAACTCCAGAGAAAGGCCCGGATGGTCAGAAATCATTTCGTCATGCTGGCGCTTCAGCTCAGCGATCGCGTCGTCTGTAAGTTTCAGCTTCACGGTGCTGTTCAGGTTTAACTGAATCATCTGCTGCTTTGGCTGGTGGTTGATGGTTATGCCGCGGTGCGCACCCGGTGCGATTGTGATCACTCCTTTGCGCTGGAGCGCCTTAAGCATCAGGTGCGCTGCGGTCGGCGATGCGATCCCCATCATGCGGGCCAGCTCGGCATTGCTGGGCGCATAGCCCCGTTCTTTGTAGAATCTCACCAGCAGATCGAATACCTCTTGCTGGCGCACGGTTAATGATTTATTTCCCACTGCTACCCCCTTACAGAACCGCAACGATGTCGTTGACGGTTTCGCGTGTGCTGGATTTGCTGGATATCGCGCGACGGGCGCGGACGTAGTTGAGCTCGAAGCCGTGCTGCTGGTACAGCTCAACGATGCACGGCGCAGATGAGTTGCTGATCACCACCCGCGCACCGCGCTGGTGGGCGGCAACACAGCACTCCGCCAGGGCGGTCTGGTCTTCCCAGCTAAACCCGCCGGGCGCGTAACTGGTGAACCCGTTGGTACCGGGCAGCGGCTCGTACGGTGGATCGCAGTAAACGACATCACCCTGACCGGCCAGCGACAGCGTGCGGCGGTAACCGGCGTTCATGAATACGCAGTTGTGCGCCAGCGCGCAGAACGCCTCGATCTCGGCTGCCGGAAAATACGGATTGGTGCTTTTGTTCCAGCCGACATTAAATTTTCCCGCCCTGTTGTACCGGATCAGCCCGTTGAAGCAGTGGCGGTTCAAAAACAAGAGAGCGGCGGCGCGCTCCGGCCCGCCCAGCAGCTGCGCGTTGAACTCTTCAGCAACAGCGGCATAACCGGCGGCGCTGTTCATGGTGCTGAACAACAGGCGGGCGTGCCGCAATACTGTCTCCGGTGCCACCGCCAGCATCTGGTAGAGGTGAATCAGATCCGCATTGACGTCCGCCAGCAGGAAGGAGCTGTGCTTATCGGAGTTGATGAATACTGAGCCGCCGCCCACAAATGGCTCAATGAGGCGCAGCCCGGCGGGGATCAGGCGATCAATATCAGGCAACTGGTGATACTTGCCGCCAGCCCATTTCAGGAACGGACGTTGCCAGGTGCGCGCTGCTGACGCAACAGCTTCTACCGGAGAGATCGACATCAGTTATCTCCTACGTAGCGGCCAGCAACGCAACTTTCGTCGCCGTTGCCTGTTGTCATTCCACCCAGGCAGCGCAGACGATGACTGCGGTAGCGTTCTCTATCATTTGAGGATTTAGCCGCGTCGTAGGCAGTGAGCCAGGCATCTGCAGCGCGGCGCCACAGGCATTTGCTCTCCAGTTCGACGGCCTTCTGCTCCAGTGCTGTCAGCTTGCTGTCACCGGTAGCCTGCGAATCAACGAAATAACGAAAACCGTCACCACTATCGAACCGCTGGATCTCCCCGCAGAGCCAGAGGTTATCAATCGCGCCATACACGGTGCGGCGATTAACGTCCGGCAGCGCTGCGGCAATCTGTGACGGCAGCTGGCTGGGGTTGGTTTTGATGTGCTGAAATACCTGCTCGATAGCTGTCATCCGTTCACCACCCGGAAGCCTTTAGCCCCCTGCGAATAATCGGTGTCGGCATAGCTGGATTTAAACAGCGGGTCTTCTTTGATGCCGTTTGATGCTGGAACCATCCAGTCGTCTTCGAAATGCCGATCCGGTCCAAAGAACGTCCTGGCCTGCTTAACGTACTCGGTGCCGGTCTTGCCTGTTTGGCTGACAAATTTGGAATAACGCTTAACTCCTTCCAGCATGTCGGCAGGCGCTACCCCTTCCCGAACGCGAGCATCCCAGGCTTTAAGCGCAGAGGCTTTAGGGTTTCCACCTGCACGCTTCGGATATAACGACCAGGCCAGATCAAATAATGTTTCATTGACTGGTTCATTGACTGGTTCAGATAAGTGACTGATTCCGGGTGCAGCTCCTGCACCACTAACCGGTGCAGCACTTGCACCACCTGGTGCAGGAGATTCACCCTCTGGCGCAGGACGTGCACCAGAGGGTGCAGCATTTGCACCAGTGCGCAGGTTGAGGGTGTAAACGTTTGTACGGTTCAGACCATTAGAAGATTTACGCTCTTCGACAGACACGAAGCCATCTTCAACAAGCTGTTTGATGTGGTTCTGCACAGAGCGCTCTGATATTTCACACTGCTCTGCGATATAGGGAACGGAGGGCCAGCATTCGCCCTGATCGCTGGCGTTATCTGCGAGTTTGATCAGTACGAGCTTACGCAGCGGGTTGCCCACTTTCGCTTTCATGGCTCGGACCATTAATTCCATGCTCATCTGGGCCTACCTCAACTTCTCGATAGTCACGCTTGAAGACTTGAAGCGGGCTGGAGCATTCGTGTGGGTAGCCAGTCCGCAGATAGATAACGCGCTGCGCTTCTGGTTCCCAACGGATGACACGGACGGGGATCCCCCGGCGGTCTTTGAACCAGCGGTCGAGTTCGCGCATAACGCCTTAGCCCTCCGGTAATACACACCCACGATTCCAGTGGCGCGGCTGTGGTTACATGCCACCCAGCGGTTTGCTACTCTGCGTTCATACCGAAACAGAGGAAGGCCCGGCACCGGGATCATCCGAAGTTGCGGTAAACGGTTATTTACCGTTACACTGTTCATGCGTTAGTTTCTCCACTTACAGAAGCACAAGGCGCCACGACGCCCGGAGCTGCACACTCGCGGGCGTTACTCTTTTCTGGCGCACAGAAAACGCGATACAGAAGCGTCAGATGCTCCTGCCACTTAGCCATCACCTGATAGCTGTTCTCTTCGATTTGCTCGCGTTCGGCCTGGTCAATGACGCCATCAGCCGTTGCCTTGCGGACAAACTGGGAGTGCTCACTGATCCACTCAATGGTTTCCATCAGACGCTGATTGATGTCGGCGTTGTCCACATCCTCGATATCCACCAACGGAACGTTGACGCTGTTCGACTGGCGCGATACTGCGTCAGCAATATGCTTGGTGCCGCTGGCCTGTTGCAGAACCATCGCCCAGCCCATCGGGAAGATTTGATCGCCGCCGGTGCGCAGACGGTTAAAGAGCGCATCCTCTGTCACGCCCAGCCATTCAGCTGCTTCGGCGTACCCGCCCGGCAGGCTGGAAATGGTCTTCTTGATTGCCGCCACCAACCACGCGGGCTGCTTTTCGACTTGCCAGTGTTGCTTATCCACGGTTAACTCCTTGATGCTGTGGGTTACTTTTAAGCTGCCGTTTCGTTAGGCTTTTGGTAAAGAGAAGCGTCGTACTTAAGCTTCCCCTTCGTAATTCGCTCAATCACGAAAGCTTGTTTTTCGGGGATCACATCGCCCCAGCGACACACGGCTGGGTGAGAAATTCCCAACGCACTGGCGGTTTTAGATACCCCGCCGAAGTGCTCAATTACTTCAGATTTGCGCATAGTTCCTCCTAGTTACCCGATGCAGTAAAGGTAACAAAAGGTACATTAAATAGCAAACAACAGTTACAAGGAAAGTATGTAACATTGGTTACATGAAAACAGAGATGAAAGACCGAATCAGATCCCGCCGAGTCCAGCTCGACATAACACAGCAGACGCTAGCTAAGAAGCTTGGCGTCAGTCGTGTATCTGTAACAAAATGGGAGAATGGAACCACCAAGCCAGATGGGGAAAATTTGCATAATTTGGCTTTGGCACTTCAAACTACGCCGGAGTGGATACTCTATGGCCAAGGGAGTGAGGTTGCAGACGATACGAAGGTTATTCCATTTCTGAAACCACCCATCGCTGTCCCAATCATCTCTGCTGTGCAGGCAGGTTTATGGACTGACACCTACGCATGCTCAAGGCTTACTGACGTGATTACATGGACTCAGACTACTGCAAATGTTTCGGATGAGGCTTTCGGCCTCGTTGTTCGTGGTGAATCAATGACAAACCCAACCGGGTTACCCTCCATACCAGAGGGATCCATTGTCATTGTTGAGCCCCATTACGGTCAGCTGGATGACGTATATGGCAAGATCGTCGTTGCGGTACTTGATGGTTCATCTGAAGCTACCGTGAAAAAGCTAGTGTGGGATAGCCCTTACGCCTATCTTATGCCGCTAAACCCAGCGTTTAAGCCTATTCAAATTGATGGAAATTGCCGGATCGTAGGCAAGGTTGTCCAAATAACACAAAATATTTAAACGCTTATCCTTGAGCCGGACTTAGTTCCGGCATTTTTTTGCCCGCCAAGGTAACAAAAAGTACATTCCTCGCTTGACCACCAAGGTAACTAAAGGTACATTTAATTCATCAACAGCGAACAGGCAGGACGCCCACGCAGTAGCCGCCCCAGGCGTATGAAGATGGGGATGATTTGCCAGCAGCAAGATGTGAGAGGTGATTATGTGTAAGCCAGCAGTAACGAATGACCAACGGTGGCAGCCCCGCAACGGAAAAAGGATTGAGCTTTTGGTTAACGGGGTTCTGACGCAGACCTTATTCACTGAATCTGCAGTAGCAGCCGATTACCTGCTGTTTATGGGTGGTGTCATTGAAGCGCTGGAGAAAGATAAAACCTCTTTGGAGGCTGAAGCCAACAAAAGTGGTCGCACACTGGCGACCGGATTTAGAGGGATTGGCTCCGCACCTTTGAAATCAGTAAGCGTCCCAGAGATCTCGGATAAATAGATCGACTTTTATCCACATAGCACGGCCTACGGTTTTAATGATGTGATTTGCGGTCTGATCGCTGATTTCAATGTCCCAGGAATCGTAATTTTTATCTGGGTACTCTTCCGCGAAGGTAGTCCGGATTCCGTGTCGGATATCAGCTTCTGAAAGTCCGCAGCCGGTATTAATAAGGCACTGGGTTAAAACATCTGAGCGCTTCATGCGTGATCACTATCCGAGTGTTGGGGATTTCAGATTATCCGAATCCTTGTTGTTGGGGAATAGCAGGATCCACCTCGCCTGATGTGGCTAAAAGCAGGCTCGCAGGAGTCAGGTTGCTATCAGTTGCCTGACCACTGCGAAGGATACGCAAAGCTGTGCTGTTACATTGGCGGCGCCAGAGTTAACGCATGAAGTCGCTGGCGCCGCACTTTTTTACGCAACACACGAGAGCATCACCGGGCGACGGGCTCATAACCCAATCCACCCGGGCGGCTGGTAACCGCAGGTGCTCTCCTGTGTTGTGTGGAGAAACTAACCCCTTGTGCAGAGGATGAACCAATGAAATTACCTAAGTTCCGCAGCGCCATAGTGTACCGGGCAACGCTGCCTAGCATTGAAGCTGTCGAAGGACATTTGCTGGAGATGCCGTACAGCGAGATCGGCGATACCGAATTTTCCCGCGCATCGTTCGTACGTAATCCGGTTACCGGCGAGCTGGTCACCCCACTTACTGGCGGCTATGCGATCGTTATTCGAAACGATGAGAAAATCATCCCGGCTCAGGTAGTGGCTCGTGAGGTTCATGATCGCGTTAACAAGTTCGAGAATCTTCGCGGCGAAAAAATTAAGCAAGTCGAGCGCCGGCAGATTGCCGCGCAGGTGAAGGTTGAGCTCTGTAAAAAGGCGTTCGTTAAGTCCTCTCTCATCCTGGCGCTCTATAACTCCGACGAAAACCTACTGGTGATCAACACCACGAACAAAAATATCGCGGCGCTGGCCTGCGGCCTGCTGGTCAAAGTAGTCGGCTCCATTGAGACGAAGACGATCCACATCAGCGACATCAAAAACGGCCTAACCACCCGCCTTAAGAATCACCTGGACGGTAGCAGAGATGCATTTGATGGCTTTACCGTTGGGGATTACATCCAGCTGTCGCGACACGCAGAGCAGAAGGAAACCATCCGTTACTCTGCTGAGCACAATTCTGTCGCGGCCGAGGTAGTCGAGAGCCTTAATAGCGGCTTCACGGTTGACCAGATGGAGCTGGTCGGCGCGGGCGTTCATTTTCTGCTGACGGAAAATTTCCACTTCCGCCGTATCGATACCCAGGATCAAAACTTCACTCCTGAAGATGACCGTGCTTATCAATGGCGTCATCAGACAAGCGGCGATCTGTTCCAGTTCAGCAAAGCGGTAAACGGCCTGTGCGAACTCCTCTCGTATAAAGAACCGCAAGACCAAAAACCAGCAGCGTAAAAAATTCAGCAGCAACTACCCCATCGCAATGGGTTGGGTTGCTGCAGCCAAAATTCAGGCGCAGTGCAGCGCGTAGGGAGAAAACATTGAAAGAACAATTAGCGGCTATGACCATCATCGAGCTGGTCAGAACGGCACACAGTTATGCCACCAGCATTCAGCAGATTGACACGCATTCTGCGATCGTCAGGGAAATGGCCTCGCGTCTTGAGGCGCTCAACCTAGCGCATATCGGCGGGATGAATAGCCTACGCAGCGCAATCAGCGAACGTGACCAGCTGGCGGCGGAGAATGCGGCGCTGAAGGCGGCATTCAAGCCAGAAGTGATCCCTGAAGAGGCCGTAAACGCATTCATGGACACCGCCATCTTGGATCACGACTGGAATGATACTGGCGAATGGTCATGGGTTGAGAATGAAACCGATGTCATCCGCGCCGTGCTGGATGCCCTCGTCAAGCCTGAGACCCCCACTACCGACGCCTGGCAGCGCGAGCAGCTGACGCAGGCGCACAAAGAAGGCGCTTACTTCGTGGCAAACAGAATGCTAGCTGCGTGGGAGGCGGGCTTCATTGAGGATACAGCAAAGAACGCCGCCGATATTGCTCGCATGATCCTCACGTCTACAGAGTTTATGGCTGACGCCCCAGAGGGTGATTTTGACCGTTCATTCGCAGATGGCGTGCTTGAGGACATCGCCGTCCAACTTCGCCAGGAGGAAGCCAAATGATTACAGGCACTTCAAATTTCGATGACACCCCGGAGGTGCGCTGCTCTGTTTGCGGCGGGTATTACAAAGCCGATGAACCAGAAAAACACGATTGCCACGAGGTGGCCAAGTGAAAGATGAAGATTTAGACCGTTGCCCGCGCTGCAAAGAGGACATGCAGGCTGGCAATTCCCTCTGCAGAAACTGTCAGTGGGAGGACAACATGGATGAGTGGCCGGGCGGTGACGGGCATCCGTTCGATGATAACTGGGAGGCTGTATGAGCGACCAATACGCAGCGCTGAGAGCAGCGGCTGAGAGGACGGAGGGTGCGCACGATAGGCTTAGTGTTATGCCTCCGGATGACATTTTCGACATATCTCTTCAGCAGGGTACGCAGCTCGATAATGACATCACTGATTTGAATAATTTCAACGATGCTGCCAACCCCGCCACTATCCTCGAACTGCTGGCAGAGCGTGATGCTGATAAGGCGCGGATAGCTGAGCTGGAATCGCGCAAGGTGAAATTGGATCACCCGAAAATTGGGAAACTTCACGGAGCGCTTATTCACGTATGGCCTGCCTATGACGTGCAGACGGCTATTGCTTTCGCTGGCATCAGCCTGAAGATTGAGGGGGAGTGAGTATGAAAATGGGTGATCACATGCAAGAGGTCGTGGGCCTGGTCAACGAGCTAACAGACGGCGATACAGACGCATCCCTCAAGTTGCTGGCTTTGGTAGTCGGCGAATACATGATTAACGCCGATGCGCTGGAAATGAGCGTAGATGCTGGCGTTATGCGCATCAACGTGGAAATCATCGTGCAGGCTGAGGATTAACCCATGACACTGAGCAAAGAGCAGTTAATCCAGTCGGCTCTGGAATATCAGGCCTCTCTACGCCGCCGGGTTAGAGACGGTGATGACGAGGAGTGGACGAGAGAGTCGCGGCTGCATATCAAATTGACCGAAATCGCACTGGAAGCGCTGACTGCGTCCCCTGTTGGTCATGTCTTCAGCGGCCAGATCGAAAGCCTGAAAAAAGGGCAGAGCGTATTAGTTAGCCCGCATGGCGGCAACGCCTACGATATTCCGCTTTATCAGCTGGCTTTTCGTGAGGACTTTAAATAATGACACTGAGCAAAGAAAAGTTTGAGCACATCCTGGCATACGCCAAACAGCAGCAAAAGCTAGGCGTGCATCATTGCAACATTCTGCCTGATGACATGGTGGAAATAATGGAGATGGCCGCAGTGAAGCGGGAGCGCCGGGAGCGGGATAAGCAGGAGCCTGTGATTAGCGTCATCTTTAAGGATGGATGGCCTATTCCTGAGACGGTGGGCATTGTCGCTGGTAGCGAGAAGTTGCCTGACGGTGCGCATGAGTTCTACGCCGCGCCGCCAGCGCCGCCAGCGCCGGTAGTTCCTGGGTGTCTTGCTAACGCTTTTATTGCGGCGATAGAAAAAGAGCAGAATCGACTTCATGACGACGACTATTTAATGGACTCAAGAGATTGCATTGATGTGATCCGCGAAGAATTGCAGCGGCTAAACGCCTGCCGCGCCGCCATGCTTCAGTCGTTCGGTAACTCCGAACAACTCGAACCTGTAAGCCAGCCTTACAAGTTGGTCGGCGAAGTGGTCGCCTGGGATCATCCGGCTAAGGAGCGCTCCGTGGACTTTCGCTGGCTCAACTACGATGTAGCGCCAGGCACGAAACTCTACGCGATGGGCAAGGAATGATATTGTCCTCAACTAGCAGTATTGATTAACGCCCGGGTGCAGCCGGGCTACTGGAGAAAACTATGCTGAACCTCGATTGTGTTCCGATCTCGACTTATTGCAAAGAAACCGGAGAGACACTGGAGGCCATCAACAAACGGGTGCAACGTGGCGTTTGGTTTGAGGGTGTTCAGGTGCTGAAAGTGGATGGCGTTAAGGAAAGATGGATTGATCTTAGTGAGGTTGCAAGATGGGCAAGACAGAACCGCCAAAATACCCGCGCGGCGTAACCGTAAGGAAACACAGCCAGGGTGAAACCATTAATATTACGTTCACCTATAAAGGGGTGAAATGCCGGGAGCCCCTTTCTAATCTTGAGGTGAATAATAAAAACCTGAAATACGCCGAGCGGACCCTCGGCGAAATTCATAATAAAATTGAGCGTGGCACTTTCGTGTATGCGGAGTACTTCCCGCGATCATCTCGTCTGAAGATGTTCGGGAATGCAGCTGCTGGCAAGACGGTAAAAAAATACCTTGATGAGTACATCGATATCTGTGAGACGCGCCAGTTGTCGCCGTCCACGATCGGCGGATATAAAAAATGCCGTAGTGCGCTGGCAGCCCTGCATTCATTTCCGGCCAGTGAACTTACACCAGCAGCAATGAAGGCATGGATCCAGAGCCAGACGACGACCCTGAAAACAATCCGCAATCAGCTCTCTTATCTGCGTTCTGCTCTGGATGAGGCCGTTACCGATGGCGTATTGCAGATCAACCCTGTTTCACTGGTGAAGGCTTCACGATATCAGAGCAAAAAGACAGATAAAGACGATGATTATATTGTTGACCCGTTCGCTCCCGAAGAGGTCAATGCTATTTACCAAAGCACTAAATATGAAGAGTGGCTGAACACCTTCCAGTTCGAGTTCAATACCGGCGTTCGCCCTTCAGAGCTTTGCGCGCTTGGCTGGGATGATATCGACTTCATTGGGAAGACAGCTCACGTCCAGAACGCCAGTGTGGTGGGCGTGATTAAGGAAACAAAAACCAAAGCCGGCACACGAAAAATAGAACTGAATGACGAGGCGCTGAACGCATTACTGGCTCAGAAAAAGTTTACCTTCATGAAAAGCCCTTATGTGTTTTGCGATCCCAAGACAGGAAAGCCCTGGGCTAACGCCGATGCCATCCGAAAAAAAGCCTGGGTGCCGACGCTCAAGAAGGCTGGCGTCAGATACCGTAACCCGTACCAGACCCGTCACACATTCGCAACGCGGCACATCAGCCAGGGCGCCAACCTGTTCTGGCTGGCCGGACAGATGGGTCACAAAGGGCCAGAGATGTTATTCAGGCACTACGGATCGTACCTGAAGGAGTACGACGGCAAAACAGAGAACAGACCTAAACAGGTCAGTGGAAGGACGTGAAAGGAGCCGTGAAGGAGCCGCGCGGATTTTTGAAGTTAAATTGTTACATTAAAACAACGGGATGAAGAAAAACGGACACGGGTTCAACTCCCGCCAGCTCCACCAAATCATGATCCGGATACGTCCGGTGAAGTACAGAAAGCCCGCATGGCACAAGCCCTGCGGGCTTTTTTGTGTCTGTCATTGTCCGAGAACATCCGGCTAAATCCGGTGATTATTGGTATATGTTTAGGTATACGGTAGGATGTATACCTAAAAGCGTATACCAATTCATGAAGGAGCGGCCACAGTGGCACGAACAACACGCCCCCTGACCAACACCGAAGTTCTGCGCGCTAAAGCGTTAGAGAAGGATCTAACGCTGCATGATGGCGATGGCCTTTTCCTGATAGTGAAAACCAGCGGGAAAAAGCTCTGGCGCTTCCGTTATCAACGTCCGGCGACAAAACAGCGGACAATGATAGGGCTAGGTGCTTTCCCCGCCCTTTCACTTGCTGACGCTCGAGGGTTAAGAGCGGATTACCTTGCCTTGTTAGCCAACGGAATTGACCCCCAAATTCAGGCCGAAGTTGCAGAGGAACAGCAGCAAATCGCTCTGGACAGTATTTTTTCAACGGTCGCCGCTAATTGGTTCCAGCTCAAAAGCAAAAGCGTTACCCCTGACTACGCAAAAGACATTTGGCGTTCACTGGAGAAAGATGTATTCCCTGTCATCGGTGAGGTCCCCGTTCAGCAAATCAAAGCCCGAACTTTGGTTGAAGCCCTTGAGCCAATCAAAGCTCGTGGAGCGCTGGAAACAGTTCGTCGCCTAGTACAACGAATCAACGAAATAATGATTTACGCGGTTAACACCGGTTTGATTGATGCCAACCCAGCATCAGGTGTTGGTATGGCTTTTGAGAAACCCAAAAAGCAAAACATGCCAACGCTGCGGCCAGAAGAATTGCCTAAGCTGATGCGTTCTTTAGTCATGTCAAATCTGTCTGTGGCAACTCGTTGCTTAATAGAATGGCAACTCCTGACTCTTGTTCGCCCTTCTGAAGCTTCCGGTGCTCGCTGGAAAGAGATTGACCTTGATGCAAAGCTATGGACAATTCCGGCCGAGCGAATGAAAGCAAAAAGAGAACATATAGTTCCTTTATCATCACAGGCATTAGATATTCTGGATGTGATGAAGCCTCTGAGCGCACATCGTGAATATATTTTTCCAAGCAGGAATAAACCTAAAGATCCAATGAACAGTCAAACTGCTAATGCGGCTTTAAAACGCATAGGATATGGTGGTAAATTGGTTGCACATGGTTTAAGGTCAATAGCGAGTACAGCATTGAATGAAAAAGGATTTAACGCTGATGTCATAGAAGCAGCACTTGCCCACTCAGATAAGAATGAGGTCAGACGAGCCTATAATCGAACTACCTATTTAGAGCAAAGAAAGACTCTCATGGATTGGTGGGGCAATTTTGTTAAAATATTTTAGTGATAAATCTGTTTAAATAAATTATATATCAAGCTAAGGAATGATTATGATTTTAACTAATGTAGAACTTGGTCCATTCCGGTCAATTAACACAGCTCAGAACTGCACAATTGATCCTAAAGTTACTGTTTTAGTTGGCATGAATGAAGCAGGAAAAACAGTCTTCCTTCAAGGTATACATAAAGCATGTGATGCTTTAGATGTTGAACGTTTTGAAGTGATAGAAGATTATCCAAGAAAAGATTTGACTCGTTATAATAAAACACATAATGAGAAACCTGATAATGCTATTAGGTTGACATATATGCCAGAAGAGGAAGATTTAACCCTTGTTAATAAAAAGCACAATACAGATCTTAAACTAGGATTTACCTATTCCTTAACAACAAATTATAAAAATACACGAACAATTTTCATCCAAATCGATGAAAAACCAATAATATCAAAGATAATTAACGCTGGCAGTTTTACATCCGATACAGTTCAACATATAAAAGAAGCCACTTCAATAAGGAAATTAGTTGAGATATTGGATGATTTAGATCTGAATGATAGTGAGCAAAAAACACATGAACAACTATCTACAAGGCTTAAAGCTAGCAACTGGAATAACATTACTGAATATGAAGTATTTAAAACCTTAGACGCTCGCTTACCAAAAACATTATATTTTAGCGACTATGATATTTTACCCGGAAAACTTAATATTAAGGACTTAGCACGGCGATATAAACAATCTGCAACCGATCCATCTCAGTTAACTCCCAAACATAAATCCATTTTAGCCCTTTTAAGAATGGCTGATGTAAGCATAGATGAACTGTCAGACATCGACGGATACGAATCCCTAAAAGCAAAAATAGAGGGTGTATCTAACAGTTTGACAGACCAGATAATGCAATTCTGGAAGCAGAATGAAAACATCGAAGTGGTCGTAGATATTCAAAATGATTCAAAGGATGATGCACCCTTTAATGATGGAGCAAATATTTATTTAAGGATAAAAAATAGCAGACACAGAGTAACGACCCCCTTTGATAAAAGAAGCCGAGGCTTCATCTGGTTCTTTAGCTTCTTAGTATGGTTTGATAGTGTTCAATATCAATTCAATGCAGAGGATGAGGATAGAAAACTTATTTTATTATTGGACGAGCCAGCATTAGCCTTACATGCTTTGGCGCAATCAGATTTTTTAACGTATATAGATCATTTATCTGAAAATCATCAAGTTATATACACCACCCATTCACCATTCATGGTTAACTCGGATAGATTAAACCAAGTTCGCATGATTGAAGATAAAGATAAAATAGGCACAGTAATATCGGAAAACATTTCAGGATCGGACCCAAGGACCGTATTTCCTCTTCAGGCAGCACTCGGTTGGGATATTGCGCAAAATCTATTCATATCAAAAAGAAATTTTTTGGTTGAAGGGCCTTCCGAACTTATTTTTCTAAAACACTTATCCTCTGTACTTGAGGCAAAAAGCAGAATATGCCTTAATGAATCAATAACTATCGTACCAACTGGTGGGTTAGACAAAATAGTAACATTCATTGCTTTATTGGGAGCTAGTAACCTTAACATTGCAGTGCTTCATGATTTTGATGGGAAAAACAACCAAAAAATTGATGAAATGATCAAGAACAAAATTATCAGCCCTAAATCCATCAAAAATACATCCATGTATACTGAGCAAAAAGATAAACCTAGTGATATCGAGGATTTATTGTCAACAAAACTATATATTGATTACTTTAATAAAACCTTCGAGAAACAATTACCTGATAAAATAAAAATATCAGACTTACCTATTGGAAGCAGAATTATTGAAAGACTTAACAGATATCTTAAAGAGAAGAACATTTCATTAAGACCTTCAGGTGGGTTCAACCATTATCTTGTGGCTTCGACATTCGGATCCAATCCGCCTAAAGCAATTGACGAGAAAACGCTCAGTAACTTTGAAAATTTATTTAAAGATATTAACAGCATATTAGATTAATGTGTATTTACAGGGGGGGAACTGCCCCCCTCATTCAACTTCAATCTTACTTCGCATCTTTATATGCCGATTTTTAAATTTAAAAAAACCTTTAACTTAATTAATTTTTATCAATATATATTTTACCAAGGATAAGTTTCTGAACATTGAAAACGTGGGTTGTAATGACACATTGTAAGCATGTATCGTACCGCCGCAGATGATGGACATAATAATCAACAATATTGACAGATTCGATCTTGTTGAAAACGCTGAAAGAATAATTATCCATATCGAATTGCAGCCTCTAGAGTAATGGATGATAGAACTAAACTAATGGCTGGGCGAGGAGATAAACGCCTTTGAGGACCACGAACGGCGCGAGCTAGAGGGTAAAACTCTCCCCATCCCCCTCCCCCGTTATCTCGGCGGTTTTTCGCGCATTCTATGCTCATCACCACCAAAGCCGCTGTAAGCTCTATGCCGCGTCGCTCTGTTGTGACCCGCTGCGCTTTAATCTCGATCCTTGCACACCAACAGTATCCCAAAGCGGCCCGATTTGCCCTCGTCCCCGACCCAGCCGTTCTCCAAAAATTACGTGATCCTCAACATTTCACCCCGCTGCGCGCTCTCGTAGCCCCGCCACGCCTGCGCACTTCATGCAGCTGTTTTCCTGCACCTGCATGAGTGGCTCCGGCCTGCGCCGCTGCTGGCCTTTGCTGCCGCTTTTGGGTGCCTGAGACTCATGCGTTTTCATGCAGCATAGACATGCACGCTCACGCTGCTGAGTGCAGGCACAAAAAATCCCGGCACATGGCCGGGCATCAGTAAGATTCTAAATCAGAGACTCAGAAAATTTTGCGCTTGCGCCGGTCGGTTCTGGCTCCCCTGACAGGATAAGCGCCAGTCAGGCTGATGACGTTATCCCGGAACATTAGCGGCAGGTTCTTATGCGTCCACTTCTCAATGAGGTTCACGGCAAATTTACGATACAGCGTATCCGCGTCGTTCGCTCCCTCAATCACGCCTGCCGCATGGACCGATCCGTTTCGCTCAAACTGGCTGTATTTCATTCTGAATAAGCTGCCGAGTTCAACGCCATTCACCATAAAAAATTCATCGATGAGCGTGTCAATACGCTCGTCCATAATGCCGTCATGGCAGAACACATAGGCATTTGCCTTACGCCCGGTAGCATCGGCCAGCGCGGGTAGCTGCTTTTCCCTTTCGGCAATCAGTCCGGTAAGGTCAGATGCCGTTTCCTGCTGCTCCAGATATTCTGCGCGCAGCGCTTTCATTTCCGGCGTGACGGTGCCGCCGTTTTGCTCAAGCAGTTCACGAAAGCGCGCACGGTTGTCCTGGCTTGCCTGCTCCGTTTCGGCCTTACGCTGGCGCAGCGCGCTGATGCTGTCCTCAGCGGTGGCTTCTGCCTTTTTTGCCTCCAGCCAGGCGAACAGTTTACACTGGAGGTCCTGTACGCGGGCCTGCCAGTCAGCGGGAAGGTCCTTCAACAGCGCGGTCGTGTGGCTGATAACGTCGGCCTCGGGCAGCTTCAGGCGCCATCCCTCATCCTGCAACGGCTTCTGGCTTCTTGCCACGAGCGAGCCAACGATTTCAGCGGTTGCCTTAATCTTTTCTTCTGTCATGTTCTGCTGTGTCATGCTTTTTTCTCTCTGTCAGGGCTGTGCGTGGCGGTCTTTATGGGTGCAGGCCGATCCATAGCGACCCAGCGTCTGCTGCTGAAGCAACCGGACATCGCTCTGCGGTTCCGGCTCTGCCGCCACGGGTTTAAGCGGCTTCATAATGATTTTCTCGACGCTCTCCAGTGCAGTGAACGTGCAGGAGCAGTCGAGGTTCCGGCACTGATACCAGGTGCGCTTGACGGACGGTGCCTCATAAGAGCTGGTGCGGGTGTGGGCCACCTGACCGCATTCGGGACATTTCAGGGCCATCAGACGTCTTCCTTCTGTTGTACGGCCTGGCGGGTCATGATCTTGTAACAGGCGGCAGGTGACGGCGCGTGGCTGACCTTATTGAGCACTACCTGCGTGGCAGCGGGAAAAGATAAAGCGGTACTAGTCATGTCGGTTTCCTGTACGGGCGTTTTCAGTAAGTCAATTGTGCCTGGGCTGGCACAGGCGGTGCCACTAAATGACATTGTGTGACGACTGAGACAAAAAGCGCTTCTTCTGGCCAGCCAGGGAAGGTCACAGGAAAACCATACTCAATGCTTGTTTTTTTATCTTTTACTATTCACCACTGTTCACCATAAATAAAAATATAGTTAATACAGTAAGATAAAGGGTGAACAGTTGAGGTTTCGACTGTTCATCGTCTGTTCACCACTGTTCACCATTCTTCAAGAACATTAAAAAACACAGGATCGAACTTTTTGAATGTTTCTTCCTGTTAATAGTCTTTTTATTAATTGATAGTAAAAGCTTTACATTTTCAGACTGCCCCCCGCTGCATCGTATTGCATATTATTCGCTGATATTCGACGGGTGGCTTTTTTTTGACCAGTCCTGTCATGGTAACAATGGATTTTTGCCTTGTTGCAATAACTATTTTTATGCTGAAAATAGAGAGCTACCTGAAGCCGGACGGACACGACTGGCATTGTATGGACTTTAAGAGGTAGCCCGATGCACACTGCTTTTTTCTTTTATATCCCACAAATTTTACGCCGCAGCACTTTTTCCCTATCGCACCTCATGGCATCTGTAAGCCTGTCGACTAATGGCTCGTGGCACTGCACCTTTTATAACAATTAGGAATTAAAGCTCCTTTTATATGTGATTTAGGTGTGTCTGTTCTGACGTGATTTAACATTGTTTTACTTCGTTTTACCTGACCCGAAGTCAATGTTTATTTCAGAAAAAACAAACATGACCTGAAGAAAAATATACACATAATAGGGAGCTACCCGAGGCCGGACGGACATGACCGGCACTGTATGGACTTTATGAGGTAGCCCGATGCACACCACTTTTTCTTCCCCGTCTTCTGCCCCTGCCGCCCCGTTAATGCCGGTCCCGGATGCGGTTCAGGAGCGTTTTTTACGACTGCCTGAAGTCATGCACCTGTGCGGGTTGTCACGCTCCACCATTTACGACCTCATCAGCCGCGAGGCTTTCCCGAAGCAAATCTCGCTTGGGAGCAAAAACGTTGCATGGATGCATACTGAAATCACCGCCTGGATGGAGGATCGCATTGCCGAACGCAACCGGGGTTATGACGCATGATGATGGTCGTTCCGCAAAAAGCCCCTTTTTCTGGCTTGCATCTGTTGTGCGTTTCCTGGTACAGTTTTCCCGCTGTCGCAAAATCGGCAGCCGGAATTGGCGTTCCGAATAACTTCAAGGCGACACGACACGCGCCATGCGTGTTTTTTTATGTCGTTGCTCAGACACACCCATTTTCAGGGCTGTGGTGTTTATTCGTGCACCAGGGTTCTTTTCTGATAATGGTAGTCCGGGCGGGGCAGCCTTCGGGCTGGCCGGTTTCCTTGAAGGCCGGTTACGCCAACCCCGTTCGGGCTGCCACCAGTGAAATTGGCGTTTCCGGTGGTAGTTTTTCAAACTACTTCAAGGAGGCTGCCATCATGGCTACTATCCTCACTCCGTCACACCCGCAGTTTATCTTTGTGTTTGCCGCTGTTCGTCGCGCAGATCGCAGGCCCCGTATCCGTATGCTCCGCACTGTTGCCGGTGACGAGCATGCTGCGCGCCTTTCCCTCGTTCGTGATTACATCCTCTCGTTCGCCGGTCGTCTGCCAGTTGCGGAGGTACGCGCATGACAGAACTCACCCACACGATCACTCATGCAGAACTTCAGTGTCTGGAGCATGTGCGTAACGTCGGCCATTTCGTTGGCGAGATGCTGCTGTTACAGGACACTGCCGCCGCAGGCCATGAGCCGGAACAGCAGTTGCATCTCGCCTCTATTATTCACCTGATGACCGCCCGGCTCGACGATGTGATTGAGCGCTGTAACCAGCGCTGGCTCAATGAGGAGGTACGCGCATGAAACAGCCATTACCGCCTGTATTACGCGTCGCGCTTTATCGCCGTGCCGTGGCCTGTGCCTGGCTGACCCTGTGCGTGCGCCAGCACCGCTATCCAAACCTCACCCTTGAATCGCTGGAAAGCGCCATTGCCGCCGAGCTGGAGGGCTTCTACCTGCGCCAGCATGGCGAGGAAAAGGGCCGTCTGATTGCCTGTGCCTTGCTGGAAGATTTAATGGAAGCCGGTCCGCTTAAGGCCGCCCCGTCACTGTCCTTTCTCGGGCTGGCCGTGATGGATGAATTATGTGCCCGTCACATCAGCGCGCCGGTACTGCACTGAGGGAGATCACAACAATGAAAACGAACGTAACGGAAACCGTTAAACAGGCATGCGGCCACTGGCCGCGCATTCTCCCGGCGCTGGGCGTGAAGATCATTAAAAACCGGCATCAGGCCTGCCCGGTGTGCGGCGGCTCTGACCGCTTCCGCTTCGATGATAAAGAGGGGCGTGGCACGTGGTTCTGTAACCAGTGCGGCGCGGGTGACGGCCTGAAATTGGTTGAAAAGGTCTTCGGCGTAAAACCGTCTGAGGCTGCTCAAAAGGTTAATGCCGTAACCGGCAGCCTGCCGCCGGTTGCCCAGGAGGAGATTGCGACAGCAGAGGCAGGAACGAAGGGCGGCCGCAAAGCAGCGGCGGCGCTGGCCGTAGAACTGATGGAGAAAACCCGCCCGGCCACCGGCAACGCCTACCTGACCCGCAAGGGCTTTCCCGGTCATGAATGCCTGATGCTGACGGACACCCATAAAACCGGCGGAGTGACGTACTGCGCCGGTGATTTAGCCGTGCCGCTGTATGATGACAAAGGTGCTCTGGTAAATGTGCAGTTAATCAGGCTTGTCGGCGACAGGGGCATTAAGCGCACCCTGAAAGGCGGGCAGGTGAAAGAAGCATGTCATATCATCGAGGGGCAGAAACAGGCCGGAAAACGCCTGTGGATAGCGGAGGGCTATGCAACCGCACTCACCGTTCATCACCTGACCGGCGAAACGGTCATGGTGGCGCTGTCGTCCGTGAACCTTCTTTCTCTGGCGAGCCTTGCCCGCAGCAAATATCCGGCCTGTCAGATTGTCCTCGCTGCCGACCGCGACCTCAGCGAGAACGGCCAGACCAAAGCCGCTGCGGCCGCAGAAGCATGCAACGGAATTGTGGCCCTGCCACCTGTATTCGGGGACTGGAATGATGCTTTTATGCAGAACGGCGAGGAATCCACGCGCAGGGCAATTAATGCCGCCATCCGGCCAGTGGCGCAAAGCCCGTTCGCCACCATGAGCGTGGCCGAATTTACCGCGATGAGTGCCAGTGAAAAGGCGATGCGGGTGCATGAGCATTACGGCGAGACGCTGGCTGTGGACGCTAACGGCCAGCTCCTGTCCCGGTATGAAAACGGTATCTGGAAAGTTGTGCAGACCGCTACTTTTTCCCGTGAGGTGGCAGCCCAGTTTCTCCGGCTGGGTTCTCCATTCTCGTCGGGTAAAGTGGCCTCTGTTATCGACACCCTGAAACTGATTATTCCGCAGCAGGAGACACCGGCACGGCGTCTGATTGGTTTTCGTAACGGCGTGCTCGACACCCAAAGCGGAATTTTCAGCCCGCACCATAAATCGCACTGGCTGCGCACGCTCTGTGATGTCGATTTTACCCCGCCGGTGGAGGGCGAAACGCTGGAAACCCATGCACCGGATTTCTGGCGCTGGCTCGACCGTGCCGCCGGTGGCAGACAGGAAAAACGCGACGTGATACTTGCCGCCCTGTTTATGGTGCTGGCGAACCGCTACGACTGGCAGCTCTTTCTTGAGGTGACCGGGCCGGGTGGGAGCGGGAAAAGTATTCTGGCCGAAATTGCGACCATGCTTGCCGGGGAAGATAACGCCACATCGGCCACCATCGAAACGCTGGAATCACCGCGTGAACGTGCTGCGCTGATTGGCTTCTCGCTGATTCGTCTGCCTGACCAGGAAAAATGGAGCGGTGACGGGGCAGGACTCAAGGCCATCACCGGCGGGGATGCGGTCTCGGTAGACCCGAAATACAAGGATCCATACTCCACCCATATTCCGGCGGTGATTCTGGCCGTGAACAATAACCCGATGCGCTTTACCGACCGTAGCGGCGGTGTTTCCCGTCGCCGGGTGATCCTGCATTTCCCGGAACAGATTGCCCCGGAGGAGCGCGACCCGCAGCTTAAGAACAAAATCGCCCGCGAGCTGGCCGTGATTGTGCGCCAGCTAATGCAGAAGTTCAGCGACCCGATGACCGCCCGCACCCTGCTCCAGTCACAGCAGAACTCCGACGAGGCTCTCAGCATCAAGCGTGATGCCGACCCGACATTTGATTTTTGTGGTTATCTTGAAGCACTGCCGGAGCCTGAGGGGATGTATATAGGCAATGCCAACATCATTCCGCGTCAGCCGCGCCTGTATCTGTATCATGCCTATCTGGCGTACATGGAAGCCCACGGCTACAGGAATACACTCAGCCTCACCATGTTCGGTAAGGGGCTACCCGCCATGCTGAAAGAGTACGGGCTGAGTTATGAGAAGCGCCGAAAAAATCAGGGCATACAAACCAATCTCGCGTTAAGAGAGGAAAGCAACGCCGATTGGCTGCCGAAATGTGATGACCCCCTAGCGAAATAACCTATCCTGACCGGCAAGCGCCGGTCTTTTTTTTGCACTCTCAGTCCAGACATTATGCACAATTTAAGATACAGCTCTGAGTGAGAATTGATTCAATGTAATGAAACAATCATATGATTGCATATCAATGAAGGAAGTCGCTATACTTCATTTATCACGGTTAATTTTCCCAGATTAATAGAACTTACTGGCGGTTATTAATGATAAATCTCAACCATCAAGGAAGCGCAATGGAACTATACACAGGCAGCTCCGATGAAAAAGATGCAAGTTATCTCCTTTCTTATTTGGATGATGTTTTAACCCCAGCATCTGAAGAGTTTTTCACAATACTAAACAACAATACACTGAAGCTTCATCATGTATTTTCATTTAACGCAATCTTGGCTCACGTTGTTGATTACATGATGTTTATTGCAAAAAAGAAAACTGAAATAACCAGAACTGATTTTATTAAAAGCTTCGATAAACGATATGAAGTGGATGGGAGTAAGCACATTAGCAATAAGTTTTCTCTTTTGGATGCGATTAACAACTCATTCAAGCATGTTGAACTGGATAAAAAAAGATATAAGGAACTTATAGAAAAATATGGAGATTTATCTTTTCACAGCCTTAAAGCTGATAATGGTAAGGTTTTCTTTGAAATGCCCTCATACAAATTTGATTATGCGAGGGTAGTCCTTAGACCTATATCAAATATTTTCAACTGCCAGTTAAGAAATATTAGTGACATTGACGACTTCATAAATGGAAGAATTTATGGCAGTAGTGGTTATGGACATTTCGATTACGATTATGAACCCTGGGATGCCATTGATAGGATGATAGATTACTGTAATGCTGAATGCATGGACTGCGGCGAAAGTGACAGCAATTGTGATTGTCAAAATTTCATTTATGAAAGTAAAAATGGCCAATTTAATCCAGATACAGATCCAAGATTCAACTTCGACGATGTGATGTCTAACATTAGTGGAACAAGAGAATGGCGAAAATGA